CACAGGAAGTACAGGATTATCGTAAGACAATCTTTATACCTAAAACGCAACCCGTCTTTGGCAAGGTATTATTAAGCCTCAGTAAGATCCGTCGCAGTAGCGACTGGGCAATACTTCATAATGAGGACAAGGATAAGACTACATTAATCAGGGAAGGTGAGACACTACCGGAATATACTGAAGAGAACTTCCCTGATTTTACCTCTATGACAAACTGGGTCTTCCAGGTCTTGCTTAAGAAGTACGCTGAAGACCCTAACGGCGTTGTTTTTGTTTTCCCTTTAGAAACAATTGTCGACCCCGAGAATTACCTTCGCCCTTATCCGGCAGTTTTCGATAGTTGTGATACGTTAGACTATGTTCCAGAAGATTATGCTGTACTGAGAAACCCATTAGGTAGTAAATATCTTGCTAACGGCAGGACAGAGAAAGGGGAGAGCTTTTTTATAGTGACTACAGAGAAGATCACGAAATACGATCAGGTAAACAGTAAAGGTGATTTAGCTATCAAGCTAGACTGGCCACACGGTCTTGGTGAGCTGCCTGTTTTCCGTATAGGCGCTCAAGTAGGTAAGGCAGAGGGTAATGTGTACTTGCATTATAGCCGGTTAGCTCCTATGCTGCCAGAGCTGGACGAAGCTATAAGGGAATACTCAGATTTGCAGGCTGCAAAGGTTCTGCATATCTACCCAGAGCGTTATGAATACACAAATAGTGAATGTGCTGACTGTAAGGGGTTGGGAATGCGTAGAGTTCCGACAACTAATCCGATAGATGGAGAGCCTACGGAAGTTTGTAACGTAACCTGTACTACTTGTCAGGGGCATGGCTATACTGTCGCTGGTCCGTATAGTAAGATACTCCTTAAGCCTAACGGCAGCCTGAGCGCTGACGCCGGTAAGTACCCGCCGCCTCCAGGATATATCGACAAGGATACAGATATTGTGAGGATTCAGGAGGAAGGTGTTGCAGCCCATATTTACAGTGCCCTAAGTAGCCTGAATTTCCAGTTTCTTGACCAGGTGCCACTTAACGAAAGTGGTAAGGCGAAGGAGGTAGATAAAGATGAGCTGAATAATACCGTCCACGCAATAGCCGAGGATATCGTACGGGTTATGGATCACGTATATAGGCTTATCGCCCTGTATCGTTATAAGACGCTCTACAGCCTTCAGGATATAGAGGATAATATCATACCAATGATAAATGTTCCGGAAAAATACGATATGCTAAGCTCTGCACACCTGCTTACAGAGCTTGACAGCGCAAAAGGTTTGAACCCTGTAATTAAAAACGCTCTAGAGATAGAATATGCTGGCAAGAAGTTTAATACAAACCCTGCAGTTAAGGAACGGTTGACCTTGGTTTTTGAGCTTGATCCACTGCCTAATATTACTGAAGATGAGAAGATGACCAGATTGAGCAATAAGGGTATTACTCTGGAGACGTATATTATCAGTAGTAATATTCAGGAATTTGTACAGCAGGCTATCGAGGAAGATCCGACTTTTATTGATAAGCCTATTTCAGAACAAAAAAAGAAGATGAGAGAATACGCTAAGGCACAGATAACGGCGCAAGACGAGGCTGCAGCTATCGTCCGTAATGTAGTAGCTGATACCGGTCTTGGGCCGAATGGTGAGCCTCTGGAAGAACAGGGCAATAAAACTAACGGGGTAGAAAAAGCTGAGGTTATCTAATGCCAAGTTTTGATGATATACTCGATAAAATTAATAGCGCGGTTATCTCCTTTCAGCGCTCTATACCATCTACTCAAAAGGGTATGTATGACGCTATGCAGGAGGAACTACAGAAACTGCAGGTAGATAACGGTAAACTAAAGGTAAACGCTAAGAATATCAGCACGATAGCGAATATTAAGAATAAGATGCTGAAGATTATACTCACGCCAGAGTATAAAGCTGATGTAAAAGAGTTTGCGAAGTCATTTAACGAGGTCACTGCCTTACAAAATCAATATTGGAAATCGGTAGAGGGAGCATATAAACCGCCAAAGTTATTAGACGCGATTAAAAAATCTACTGTTGAGGACGTAGTCGGTAAGCTGACTGATGCAGGTATAGGAGTTAATATCGTGGATAAGCTCACCGATGTATTACGAACAAATATTACTGGTGGTGGAAGTTATGCTGATTTAGCTGAGCAGATGAGACAGCAGCTGGTAACTACCCAAGAAGGTGCTGGAGGATTAGAGAAGTATGCTAAACAGATCACTAACGATAGCCTGAATCAATATAACGCCCAATATACGCAGGTTGTTAGTAACGATCTCGGATATGAGTGGTTTAAATACGACAACACAGATATAGAAACTACCAGACCATTCTGTGACGCTATGACTGATATTAAATACTTTCATGTGAGTGAGATACCAGCAATTCTGAGAGCTGAAGGATTGACGTATGTGAATAAGAAAGGAGAGAGAGTGCCGGTACCTATTTACAGTAAGACAGGGCTACCAAACGGGATGATTCCTGGTACGGATCCATCAAACTTTTTTGTCAGGAGGGGAGGATATAATTGCGGGCACCAGATTAGACCAGTAAACGGGAGTATTGTGCCGGAAGATATAAAGATGAAGGTATCTGCAACACCTGCGTATGTAAGGTGGACAGCTCAGCAGAGAGTAGAGAAAGCTGAAGCGCCACTGCCTAAAGAAACTACTACTATTAAAAGTCAGGTGCGTAAGGATATTGAATTTGGAAGTAGAAAGGCATTAAAAGAAATGCAGGATACTGGTATTGCTACACCAACAGAAGTTTTTGATTATTTACCTACTCCGCAAAGTGGAGCAGCACCTATAGAAATAATTTTCGATAGAAGTAGTACAGGGCCGTCACACTTTAGTATACCTGATAGGACTGTTAATATACATAGTTATAATAAAGAAAAGAGTCCATATTGGAAGGAGAAAATATTAATACATGAGGTGGGTCATGCTATCCATATTGAAAATAAGATAATTACAGGTACAGAAACTTCAGCAAATCCTCGTAATGCACAGTTTGTTCAGATGCGGGATAAACTACGGGCGAGATTAGCTACACCACGACTTAGCCGGCAGATAGAAGAAGCCTTGGAAGAAATACGATATAAGTTAAAGGATACAGATTATGATGAGCATCAAAAGTTGGTTACGGTGGCAGATACTTTAGCTGCCTTAACTGATGGGCTATATGGTTGGGGGCATTCGCAGCAATACTTTAAACAGGCTAGAAACTTCGGCTCAGACGCAGAGCTGTTTGCCCACGGGATGGAATTAGTTTTTATGAAAAGCAATAACAAATACTTTGATGTTCACCCAGAGATGCGGAAGATAGCTGATGAGCTAAAAGAAGGAATTTCAGAAATCCTCAAAACGGTAAAGCAAAAGCCCTGATAGAGGTGGAGACTTAGGGTCAGGTATCCATACTAACTTTTTATTATTTTCTAATGCTTGCTTAACAAGATCGTGTATAAAGGTTGTGCTATACTGGCCAGCACCTTCGTATAGCTCTTTTAGAGTTTGCCCAGTCTTTTCAAGATAGCTATTTACATCATTATTAGCCATAATTTAGTATTAAAAATTAACTTATAAAGTTATAGTTATTTTTTGTTAAAGTAAAAAATTTATTTTTAGCCCAATAATAGCTGCGGGTTAGGTAGCTCTGCCCATCCTACTACCTTGCAAAACTTTCCTTCATATTCTAATACCTCAAATGCTCCTGATCTGAAGTTAGCAAAGCCCCAATCATAGCCAATAAACTGATCATCTTTTGAGAGTTTGAAAAGCGCCATCTTCAGCCCGTCAGAAGCAGGTAGGTCAGTAGAAGGGTGGAATTGGAATAGTATTGGCTTTGTCATAGTACTTTACTTTCTTACTCTTTCGTTAAATTTTAATTTACCATCACTAAAGGCTTTAAGAGCTATTGAATCAGACTTAAAACAATCTGTTGTAAACCCACCAGGGTATTTTTGGAAGTACCAGCCTTTACCAGTTTCTTGCTCATCATACTCTGAGTAGTTAAGGTCAATATCCTTAGTTACCTGCCAGATATTTTCCATTAATAGTCTTAAATTTTTAGTAGTCATATAAAAGGTTTTATTATACAAAGATAGTATAATTATTTATATTAACCTAATTTATTTTCATAATCTTACAGTTAATTTAGTATATCCGTTTACATCTTCAGTCTTCAATATCGCGTATTTGCATTTCCCTAACCCGTCATTTTTTGATCTTGGTTCCTTAGCCAGTTTCATCTTTTCCCAATCTACGCCACCAGGAAATGAAGGTGGGTGATAAAGCGAGTGATACCAACCGTCCCTGTACGTTATTTTAAGCCCCTTAGAGAGCACATTAAAATACATCTCATTATCCTCTCCACCGTAGCCCCAGAAGTTATTAGAGTACCCGTTGCACTCTATAAAGTCATGATTGTTGAATAGTGTTACCCCGCCAAAGTATTCAGGGAACGGCATACGGTATTTGAACTGCTGTACCTTAGTAGCAAGTTGGGTTGGATTAGGGCAGTAGCTATAATCGCCCCTATCACAAAGCATATCTACATCATGGGCGGCGAAATAGTCAAACTTATCGTAAAATTCTAAGAAGCCAATATTTAATAACATAGCACGGTTAAAAGGCTTACCGTTTTCCTGTTCGATCACGTAGAAACTAGCAGCCTTGAATCTGCGCCGGTAGTGAGGCATAAACTCTCCTAAGTGGGCTGCCCTATCTCTGTACGGTATGATAAAAGCTAGTTTCATTCGTTCTTTAATCCTTTCTTTTTCTTTTCATGCGGCTTCCATATTTCCTTAATTTCTTCTTCGTATTGAGCTAGCCTTTTTAAATCTAGGACATACTGAAGCTGTGCTGTATTATTTGTAGGAAATAGTACATCTAATTTTTTAGTAAACTCTATTAGGTTAATATCATCTCTTTTTTTTATTGTCATAGGATACTTCATTATTTCATTGCCTGCATAATCAATCATTCCAGCCTTAACTGTTACTCCCCAAGAGCCATTATTTCTACCGCCACTGTATCTAAAAACCTTTATTGTAGATCCGTAATTGAACGCTACCGGTGATTTAATTATTTCACCAAGTTTATAAGGTAATAAGCCAAATTTCATAATAGCATATTCGACTTGATTCATACATCAGAATTTAATATAAAATGCATCCCCCCATCCAAAGTTTGTCATACTTGTTTCTTTTCTCTCGAAGCCTCTTTTGTATAGAAAAGTATCTATTTCACCTATCAGCGGTATTCCCTTGTAAAGTTCTTTTTCATTTACCTCCAGATATATCCATTTGAACTTCTTAATCAGGTTGCCCATACCTTCCATTACTAATAGCTCTGCACCCTGCACGTCTATATTCAAAAAATCGTATTCATTCATCTTTAGTTCTAATGGGTTATCGTTAGCTAGTAACTCCCTGATTAATGTATCAAAGCGTTTTGTCTTAAGGGTAATATCGTGGGTGAACTTTACTGTCGGGTGCTCTTTTGTGTGGGTGCCAAACTCGAACATACTGGAGCTTTGCCCGTCATTGCTTGCGATGTGAAAAGTAACCTCTTTGCCGTCTACATTACTCAGGAGGGTATTAGAAATAGTACACTGTAAAAAGTTCTTTTTACTAAGGTGCTGCTGGAGCTTCTTAAATACCTCAGGGATAGCCTCTACCCAAAAGCTGCTGTGGATATTCTCTTTAAGGTAGTCGTCTGCCTCCTGTCCTGTATTAGCACCGATGTGGACTACTCCTTTAGGGTGAAATTTATATTTTCTGATCAGGTCTTTTAGGGGTATAAGCATATTAATTATTTGAATCCAAGTTCTTTTAATTTATCCCAAAAAGTTATTGGTATAATCGGCTTATTTAGTTCTATAACTAAAGCATCTTCTGCCTCTTTTATACAACGCATTGCTGCTTCATTATTGCCAGTTGTTTTAATATAAGCACAACTCCCGTTATCAGTAGTAGCTGTAATGCGGTATCTTGTATTAAAGTCTTTACCGTCTTCTATAACTGAGACAGTACCGTATCTAGCATTAGATTTTACTACCTTTTCCATTATTGAGTTTTTAAGAAATAAAAGCCAGCGTCTTCATTTTTGTCTTCAGGAATTAGATGTACTTCAAACCTACCCCTGCAGAAATCTTCTACAGCCTGTTTAACGCCGTATTCAGGCGCTAAGAAGTCATGGCCAGCTAATACTCCACCAACTTTTAACTTCGGGAACCAGGCTACAAGATCCGTCCACACACCGTTGTAAGAATGGTCGCCGTCAAGATAGACGAGCGAGAGCGAATTGTCAGGAACAAGAAAAGCCATATCTTCTGAAAACCCCTGTAGGAAAATAGCCCTATCGCCAAACGGTTTTGTTTGTAGTCTTGCCTTGTGGTAGTTGTCATCGTGCCATCTTTGCGGGTTACTGGCATCGCCTTTAGCTTTTTTCATCTGATTCCAGATATCTACCATATACAGTCGTGGTATTCCTTCCCTTAAAAGGTCGGCTGAGAAGTTGCCTTCAGCTACGCCGACCTCGACCCCGTCACCAAGCATATTTAGCGATATTAAAAATTCAGGTAGTTGTCTACGGTATTTGAGTTCCATATTCTTTTTTTAGTGCCCAAAAAGTTACATTATCGAGTTCTGTATTGTGCGTTTCTTTTAGTTCGTCAATAGCTTTTAAGGTAGCTGCTTTTACCTCGTCATAAGCTAATCCTCCAGTAAGGGCATACCAGTGTACTTCCATAGTGATATAGTCCATCTGGCTAATTGCTTCCATACTGCTCTTATCGCCGTAGATGACATTTTCTCCTCCTTCTATATCACATTTCCAGATAGCTTTCATTCCTGGTTTCCAGAATTGGTAAATAATAGTATCAGGCATTACACATTCAATCATAGTATCTTCTATACCTAGTGACATATCAGCTGCGTTTCTCATCATATCGTTTTCAAAGCCTAAGCCAGAAGATACATACGATTCTCCAGAGCCGTTAACAGCACCTAAGTTGTGCCACATCTTACCCCTGCCGATAGCTTTTTCTATCAGGATATTATTATGGTCGTTAGTGAAGTGTTTAAAAAGAGCCACATTTGCTGGGTGTGGCTCAACAGATACAATCAACGCGTCAGGAAAAAGAGTACGAGCATAACGAGTAAACACCCCGATATTAGCACCGAAGTCGAAAATAATATCTGGTTTAAAAGGTATCTTCTTAAGTCGGTAAATGTCATAGGTAACTACTTCGCCGTATAAGCCGTTGTAACCACCGTTTAAAGTTTCTTCTAATTTCATAATTCTTTAAAGTTTTTATAGAAATCTGTCCATGTTCTGACATATAATTGTCGGCTATTATCGTTAAATCTATCATCCGCCCTGAAGTAAATAATACCGTCAACAAATTTACCCATATGCTTAACCCTGCACGATTGTAAGGTTAAATATTTCTCTCCTTTATATTCGTAAGGTCGCAATGATGCAGGAATTTCCATAGCTCATTTTTTCTTAATTGAAAAGATATATACTATAAGTAGTAATGCAATTAATATAAGTAATGGATGATCTAATCTCATTTCTTTACAGTCTTTACGTCTTTAATAAAAATAAACGTATTACCTCCCTTGATTAGTTCCTTATGATAGTAATAATGTATACGAAAACACCGGTAAGAAACTGGCCCCTCTTCATGCGTTTCAACCCAAAATATTGTAACATACTTTTGCAGCTGTATTAATAGTTCATTTACTTCTGTATTTGAGAGAATAGCCTGTGTTTTATACCACTTGAATCTCATTTGTTGCGAGCCTCGGCCCAGTTGAACGTTAGCGGATTAAATTCCTCCATGTGCTTTGCCCACCAATACGGACCAGTTGACTTAGCAAAATGGCTAAAATAGGTAAAGGCTTTCTTTCCGTTTCTATCAGGCTTGCCGATATCACTAGGGTTATCCATCTGCTTGATACAGCCAGGAACAAAGGCAAAGGTAGATAACTGCGGCTGCAGCTTAATCATTGCCCAATCTATACCCATACTTTCATGCACAATAGAATCTAATAGAGATAAGACTAACGCAATAGAATTATAGTTTACAATATAGGCGTAAGTACAGAATGCGCCGTAAGTTCTAATCATTCTTGGGTCGTCTGTTAGCTGGGCATCGCGCCTCATCTTTGTATCCGGCAGGTCAGGGTTTTTCTCTTTATGCCAGTGTGGAGGATTTACGTGGAAAGTACCTCCTAACCAGATAATATCCCAATCGTGAGTTTTGGTAAAAGCGTCTATATATTGTAATCTCTTTTGAAAGTCATTACAAAACACCAAATCATCCTCCATAACGAAAGCGTTTTGCTCATGTAGTAAAGCCATTTCCATAACTTTTACCTGAGAGTAGTGGCAACCGATAGCTCCGGGCGTTCTGGCTCGCATTACAGCTACTTTAGATTCATCACCTGTATATTCCTTTGGTAACATACCGCGTATCCTTACAGCCTCTACGCCAGCCTTAGCGAGTTCCTTTTCCATGTGTAGTTTTCTATCTAAACGGTGGTCAAGATTTATATAAGCCGCAAAGAGGTTTTCAATCATAATATGTGCGCAAACGGCCCTTTTATTATTTTCCAGATATCGTATCCTTTTTCTGTAGATATTATACGTAAATTCCCATGTAAATTTTGAAATGGTATTAGCTCGTCAATAGCTTGTTTTACTCCAGGATTTTCAGCACTGTTATAATCATGTCCAGCTAGTATTCCACCATCTTTTACCTTACGTATCCACAAGCGTATTTCTGCCTTTGTAAGCTCATAGGTATGCCCTGAATCTATAAAGACAAGATCGAAATAGTTATCAGGGAACTTAAGGCTGGCATTAAGGCTATCGTACGGCATTATATCTATATTCCATGCACACCCACTTTCGGATACATTGTGGATAATTGTGTTTAGCTGCTCGACCTGCCCGTATGCTAAGTTATCAATCATCCGCAGCCTGTATTCTTTCCCCAAGTCTCTTAGTCGCTCAGCTAAGAAGATAGCACTGGCACCATCCGCCACACCAACCTCAGCTATATTACAAGGGTTAGGAAGTGTCGCTGCCATATCGTTATAGAACTGCATGAAGTCGAACATTGTGTGGGGGATGGTTTGCCAGAAATCTGTCATATATAGATCGAGGGGTTATTTATATTCATATTCTATAACTTGTATGTAATTATGATTTAAGTCGTGTTGTATTTGCCATTCTTCTAATACTCCAAAGTGTAGTCTCTTTTCACATCTAAATAATCCATCCTCTCCTTTCTCCCATATTACTCCTTTTGCTGGACACTCTTTTATAACCAATATTTTCTTTATATTTTTATCCATGATTCCGGAATAATATCTGAAGTATCTAAATTGTTATGACCTGGAACAAACCATAGCTTTGGAGTAATTACAATTTTATTAGGATTACAGTTTAACCACGCTCCCCACCACGCAAAAGTTGATGATGAGTTAATATGTCCACCAGCACATTCACTAATTCCAACTAAATCTTCGATCTCATTACCACCTGTTCTAATAATAAAGTATGCGTTAAATTTTTTCTCTTTAAAATATTCAATACACCAATCCGTATCATCACTAAATACGTAAAATGTATTAAACCCCTTTTCAACAAAATATTCGATTGCTTTTTCATAATAGCTATCTGGTATAATTGGGTGCTTATGAGGGTACTTCAGATAATCGCCTCTACGTACATGGATAGATACGTTATTATGAGGGTTCCACTGAAAGCCAAAAGCCGCAAGTAGTTCCTCTCGGCACCAGTTAAAATACTTCTCAGATTGGAAGTACCCTTCAAGGCAAATATTCTTACGATGCCAACTTTCATTAAAAGGTATAGATACAAAACTATGCTTATGCTCGTTAATATAAATAGTGCTTTGGTTAATAGGAAACGGCTTAGCTAGGTGCTGTAAGTATAGAGGGTTCCAGTATGGATCGTTAGTTTTATGAGGTACTGTAAATTCTAGCTTATGCTTATGAGCATATGCCCAGGCAGCAGCAGCCTCGAAAAGAAAGTTCCCTAGCCGCCCCATATTTTTGAACGTTACCATACCTTTGGAAATTCGATATTCATTATTTTAGCACCATCCTTACTAATCGAACCAGCAAAGACTTTACTAGCTGCTTTAATATTTTTCAAGACAGCAGATTTACTGTTTAGTATCTCACTTGTATTAATAACCTTTCCGTTATTCCCGATAGCTCTTACTACCCAACGTTTAAAGGTTCTACCGTTGATCTTTTTAATACTGGGTTTGACTTGTATTTTCATTATTAAATGGTTTATAAGTTCCTTTTAGGGCTTGGGCATCTACTAAGTCTTTAAATCTTTCTTGTAATGATTCCTTAATAGATGACCCCTGTAAGTGTTGAGCGATCCAATCGTAAGTTTCTCCTAATCCTTTAATAAGATTGAACTTTGGTTCCCAGTGAAACCAGTTTCGTATAGTTTTATTATCACTACTTCTACCACGTACACCTAAATTGTTACTAGAGATATTATTAATTCTTAATTTTTTACCGCTTAATCCAATAGCAATTTCTGCTAGATGATTAATACTAACCATTTCTTCGCTACCGATATTCATAATAGGTGGCGGTATTTGCCAATCTCCTTCAATATCATACATTAATTTTCTTACTGCCTCAATACAGTCATCTATATATAAAAAACTTCGTGTCTGCTTTCCATCACCCCATACTTCTACAAATCCACCGTCAATAGCCTCTGCTGCCTTTCTACACATAGCTGCAGGCGCTTTTTCTCTCCCTCCTTGATATGTCCCTTCTGGACCGTAAATATTGTGAAACCGGGCTATCCTTACGTCAAGATTATAGTTTCTCCTGTAAGCATCGTATAATTGTTCTGCCGCTATTTTCTCCCAGCCGTAAGCCGAATCTGGATTAGCTGGATAGGCGTCTGATTCTTTTAAGCCGTGGTTGTTTGGATCTTCTTGTAGTTCCTGTGGGTATATACAGGCAGAAGATGAAAAGAATAACTTTTTAACACCGTAGTTAACAGCAGCCTCAGCAGTATTAAGGTTTATACGCATTGAGTTATTAAATACTTCAGCATCGTTTTCTCCTGAGAAGATATAGCCAGCGCCACCCATATCAGCAGCAAATTGGTAAACCTCATCAAACCCGCCTTTTATTTTAAATGCATCATTAGTCGCGTAAATATTCCTTAAGTCGTGAAGTAAAAATTGATCTGCTTGTGTAGGGCTAAACTCGGGTTCTTTTATATCAACGCCTCTCACCCAGTAGCCTTCAGCCTTTAATCTTTTTACCATGTGGCTACCGATAAACCCTCCGGCGCCGAGTACTAAAGCTCGTTTTATCATTTCATTGTTTTAAAAGCGTTCATCATCTGTGTGTGAAACTTATTTGAAGTACCTATATTCTGTACATAGTGGCTGCCTGAGTGAACTAAATGCTCGTACTCCAATCCAGGAACTACATACATCGAATTGCCAGCCATAAGCCATCGGTAGTTAAAGTAAGCACTATCAGCCGCGGATGGTTCTGTCTCTGGATCGAAGTGCCTTAAGTACTCATCTCTATTTACAAAGCAGTTCATTGTATTTATCAGGCAGTCAAACTGAGGTAGCTTAAAAAAACTGGCTGCTGTACTACGATAGATAAGTTTACCTGCAAAATGTCGATAATCAAACTTAGGCTTGGCGAAGTCAGGGCAGTAAACCGTTTTTGGTTGCCATTCTTTTATTTTATAGAGAGCGTCAATATAATTTGTATCTATAATATTATCAGAGTCAAAGACAATAACCCATTCGTTGCTTGATAGTTCTACAGATTCGTGCTTGTTTTTATAAACTCCTAATGTTCTTGGATTACTATATATATAAACTTTCGGATGACTATTAAATTCAGCAACTATTTTATCTAAAATTTCTTTTTTACTATGGTCATCTACTATTATAATTTCATCTATACGCTCGTCATTAAGTACTTGTTCAAAACTCTTAACCAGTAGTTCGAAACGATTATAGTTAGTAATAGCTAGGGTAATAGTTCTCATTTCTTAGGTTTAATTATACAGCGAAGTATTCCGTAAAGAGTACGTTCGAGACTGTATTGGCTAATCTTGTTCTTTTCCTTCAATCGGTTCTGCTCTTTTAATAGATACAGATAAATATCTTCAGGTATGTCTTTAAGTAATAAAGTATGTTTTTCCATGCAGATATATTAAAGATATAAAAGATATTTTATATTATTTACGGATTAAAAAAATAAAATAAATTTATATTCTATAAAGAGTCACTAACCGCTTATGAGTCATTTTAAAGGGCCGTATTTAAGAGTTCTCACACCACGTACTACTGATGGTAAAAGTCTTAAATATGACAGTAATCTCCAGGTAATATATAAGGAAAGCCATTTCGAGTTGAGTGCACGTACGGCTCTTGAAAAAGAGAACTTAGTACGCCCAATTCAATTACGACATATTATTGAAACTGTTGGTATAGTCAATACAGAGGCTCAGCCTTTTATAGCTAGACCACAAAGAGTTAAGAGAGTAAACCCGCAGCCTGGAATACCTACACCTATAAGAGTTCAGCCTGTTCAGGTAGTAGATAATGACGCACATGAAGAGGTTGAAGTTAAACAGCCTAAGAAGGCTAAAGAAGTAGTTAAACAGAAAAGACATCGGCGCACTAAGGAAGAAATGCAAAATGCATGAAAACAAATAATTTAATCTATTGTAGAGGCTGCGGTAAACCCCGCCCAAAACCCAAAAAATAATATGCCTATCTATCTCGGTGAATACATTAATAAGTTAGCTATCAAAGCAGGTATAGATGTTGATGACGAAGAGTTAAAGACCTTCTTAACTGTACCTGACTTACAGAAGATACCGATACCAGACCAGCTGGCTAATTCTATTGACAGCAGCCTTTTATCTATTACTGAAGCTAAGAACGAGCACCCACAGATTAAATGGCACTATGTAGCTAGCGCGCTTAATGGCGTGAATGCAGAGCTGGATAAACTGATGGACGATCTTAAACTGTCGGACGATGTGAAAGCAGTAGTAAGAAATGAAAAGAGTACCCCAAAGAGGCAAAGGATACTGATCGGTAAGTTGGAGGAACTATATAATAAAAAGATGCAGAGTGTTAACAACACTGAAAAGCAAACCTTTCAGGCAGAGATTGAGAAACTGCAGGGTGAGCTAAGGCAAGAGAAGGATGCAGTAGAAAATGTTCGAAGAGAATATCAGACTAAAGAATTTAATGCAAGGCGTGATATAGAAATAGATTCTATGTTAGCTGAGTATCCAACAATATTTGATGCGATGCCTAAAGTAGCTCGTAAGGCTGCTCTCAGGTCGCTTATCGATAAAACTCTTCAGGACAAAAATGCGGAGCTTACATTGGACGATAGTGGGCGTTTAAAGCTAATCCGTAAGGATGGTGCTAACGTCTTTGGGGACGACAATCGCCCATGGGATCCGAAAATTCTCATTGATACAACCCTGTCCCAAAACAAAATTCTTAAGGTGACTGATCCCACACCTCCTAAAACAGCGGATAATACAAATGTGATCGCGGGGACTAACGGTGCTCAGAATACGAACAACGTTAAAGACCCAACTTTACGGAGCCTCACGCAGAAATCCTTGGCAGACTTGGAGCGTGCAGAAAAGCAACCCGTAATGTAGGGCTATAAGCCAATACAAAGGTTCTCTTAAATTCCAAAATCTTTTTTACAATGGCTAACGGCTATTGCCCCGCGCTACTCAGGCATATCGATGATATTGCTGCTGGAAACGCTGCGGCTAATAAAATGCACGTTGCCGGTTTTTTGGCTATGACCTTCTGCTGTCAGAACAGCACGGTATCTCCAATAAACGATGGCAACCAAAGTAACGGTCACTTTAAAACACTGACTGTTAAGTATCGTAAACGTCCAACATCTTCAGATGTACAGTCTGTTGATAACTGCGAAATAAATCGTATTCCGGGTTATGAGGAATGGACACTTCCCAACCTTAGTTTTAAAAGTACAAGCTGGTTCCTTAGCGATGAGGAAATCCGTAAGTACTGCGACGAAGCTAGCCAGCTACGCTCTGCTGGAGCAGCTGTTCCGAGCATCATGAATGAGCATTACAGTATCCTCTTAGAGCATGCTAATATCCTTATGAGTGAAATTAATAAGGCTGTTGTTACCTCCGCTGGTTCCCAGTTTGGCGACAACGTAACCACAGGAAGTTCTACCGGCAAGGTAATCAACATCTCAAGAAACGGCGATCAGGTAATACTTGATAACGGTATCGTAGAGATGATGAGAGACATCCAGGAAAACGAAATCTGCGGAGAGCCTTGCATGGTCGGCGGTGGTCTGCTAGCAGCTTGGGATATTGCTAACGGAGCAGCTTGCTGTAACGCAGCAGGTATCGATACAGGACGCCTTGGTGTTCCTAAATTCTTCTTCGATAAACACTCTCAGAGTATATGGGGAGAAAATACAGCTGGTTTATTCGCTCCAGGATCCGTTAAGTTCTTAGGCTTTAACCAATACGGTGGCAACTTTGCTGGCCCGAGAGGCTCAAGCTACTTTGCTACTATCCCGATGCCAGTTTCAGCCTTCGGTTGTAACGCCGAAGATTGCCTGAAAGACCTGGTATTTGATCTTCAGATGAGATATGTTGACTGTCCTACTACTATCGATGTAGCTGATGTTCCTACAGAAGTAAACAGGGGCTGGCAGTTTATTCTCTCTAAGAAGTTCGCTCTTTGGGTACAGCCGGATGACCAATACCCTTCTGGTGATGAACTTGAAGGTACTAACGGCACGTTGAAGTACTTCTTTACGAATACTACATCCAGCGCAGGAGCTTACGCATATCCATAATCATTAGGGAGCCTAAAAACTCCCTATAAATTTTTTTTTATGCTAAGCTGCTACATGGATTATGTTGGTCTTAATAACTGCGTAGGGGTCTATAACAGCAGCCCCAGCGGACAGTATATTAATACTCTTTTCGGCATTACGTGGGAGAATATAGACGCACTATCTGAGGATGAACAGCAAGACTGGGAAGGTGTGTGGGCAGATGTACAGCGTAATGCTGCTATCCGTTTCCAGTTAGATATCAAAACTTCTATAAACGGCTGTTACCAGATAGATAAGGAGTGTGACTACGAAGCTATCATTTGTGATGAGGATAATATGGAGCTACTCACTAGCGCGTGGATGTACCTCTTAGGGGTGTATATTATGTTCGAAAGGCTATATACTTCACGCCTGAATAAGTACACTACTGTAAACCGAGAAGATGCTAAGGAGCTTAAAGAACTATATCAGACGGAATATGAAACCTTTTTAAAACAAGCTGTACTGCTCCTGGATGTTACAAGCTGCGAACTATGTTGCGGTGGCGGGAACCCTGAGAGTGTAGTATATCTACCATGATAACGATAAAGACAAATATCAGTCAGGTAATGGCCAGCTTAGCTAAAAAGATGAATATGCTCACTGATAAGGAGTATTTATTAAGACCGTTAGCAGTAGAGATGATCCCTGTCATGACTGAGCGGATCCACCAGAAAGGGATGGACAGTAAAGGAGCGCAGATAGGAACTTACTCAGAGAGTTATATGAAAGTCCGTACAGGACAGTACGGTAATTCAGCGAAAGTAACTAAAGGAGCTAATAAAGGAAAGACTAAAGATTCCGGAACGACTACCAGAGGTGCTAACGCAGGTAAGGCTCGTCCTAAGTATAACCGAAGCGGGGATACGCGGGTGGTAGTTAGCCTGACAAGACAACTGGAAAACGACTGGTCAGTGATAGCTACTTCTAAAGGTTACGGTATAGGCTTTTTAAATAGCCATAATTCCGACAAGGCAGGATGGGTAGAAGAAACCTATACTAAAAAGATTTTCGCCCTTACAGAGCAGGAAAGAGAGCAGGCTGGCGCACGCTTAACACAATTAGTACACGATGCCTTCGATTAACGATATTATAACCGAGATCAATAAGAAGATTCCAGTAATAACTGGTTCCTCTATAAACGGCGTCGCTATCAGTGCGTTAAGAAGTGAAAAGAAACAACCAGTAGTATATGGGATTAAGGAAGGTATGAGCGTCGCTGTAGACGATAAATACAGCGTTATCTTATATCATAAGCTAAATACCTTAAACGTTAGTTATAAAGCAAAAGAGGGCTACGGTAGGGGCTTAGGTGTTATCGTTAATAGCTACGGGTGCCAGATGATTATTTTCTTAAACCGTAAGAGACTAGCCTGGACTGTAGATGAATTATTTACCTACCTGCAAGCCTCTATTCCTAATATCCTATTACAACAAAACGGGCAGACCTTAGAACCGTATAAACAAATTATTTTTCAAATTACTAGTGCAGTCCTGAATGATGAAACTGTTTGGGCACAGGAATATAGCGAGAGCTATAGACTACCGCCTGAGCATAACCTTTTCCAGATTAATTACACCGTGGAAGCAGCCTTCGAAAAAGATTGCTTCATTAATTGTCCTGAAGAAACAAATTAAAAAAAGTTAAACATGATTTATTACCCGAGCGGTTGCGACGTACTTGTTCCGGCTCATCTTTGCGATCCTTGCGAGGCCAAAGAAAAAGCCAGGGTGAGTGGTATCGCCTTTATCCGCACAAGTTTTGAGTTTGTAGATCCGACTGACCCAACAGAGTGGCAGACGGGCTTGAACGCAGAGGATATTATCCTCATCCCTGAAGTTCTGGGTAGTTTTGATGGAGGTAGCGAAGTAGAAAGTGCAGGTTACGGACGTCAGTCTACTAACCTGACTGGCTATAACTTCGTACTGAACTTCAAAGATCCGAACTACAAACAGAATGGAGACTATTACAACGCGCTAAAAAATAGCCGAGCGTTCCGAGTAGCGTTCGTTACCTCTAGTCAGCTGCACATGAGCGACGATGCGGTGAGCGTTATCCCGAAAAACCCGATCACTGAAAACTTGACAGACGATGTGGTGTGGGATGTTACCGTTAAGTGGGCTGGACCAGACTTGGTTACGCCTGGTGATATCCCTGCCGGCATCTTTGGCGAATGTTTCACAGTAGCTTAAAAAACGAGCCGGAGGCTAATAACTTCCGGCTTTTTATTATGAGAAAAATACTCCTATTTGCCCTGCTAGTTGGCACCCTGAGTGCTACTGGCCAAAGTGTACTTCAGCTAAGAGCTGATACCGTAAAAATCTATAAGAATAACGGTTATGGAGAGCTTGTTCTGCTTAATCGAACGAAGGATACTACAGGCGGTTTACTTACTAACTACGGCGGTGGTAAAACAAAATTCCTGAGACCGTATAAGATTAACGATACCACATTAGTTATTGGGTTAGATACTTTTTCTGTCGGTGCTGGTTCCTCTGGCTTAAGTGAATCAGAAGTACAGGAAATGATTGATGAGACGGTAGCTCTCCTAAATAACGCATTTGACGATTCTACTATTATCGGCGATGGATCGGTAGCAGATAAGCGACGAGTAAATCTTACACTGATACCTACCCGTGAGACAACAGATTCTCTTGGTAACCGTATAGATTCTATTCTAATTAACTGGCCAATCGGGAGTACTGCAGGTAAAACTCAAATCCAGCATACTAGCTCTATTGGCGATTCGATAATTATAAAGGTTAATGATAGCTTATATACTGCGCTTAAATTTATTGAAGGTGCGAATATCACCTTTACAGTTACAGATTCAACATTTACTATCAATGGTATCAGCGGATCAGAGGAACTGAATACTGTCAGTGGTACTCTATCAGGTACAGCTACAATAACAGTCAGTATGGAGTCGATGATTGATTATATATTAGTACGCCCAGTCAGTAGCCTCTTAGCCTTTAAAATAGGTATAGCTGCTGATGATGATAAATATTTTCCAGCTACACCTGTAACAGCTGCTGCTGACTTTGTCATCTTTGACGTTGGAGCTTACCTGGACGCATCTACACCTGTACAATTCTCTGGGGTAACATCTTCTACCGAGATACGCATCATCTATAAACCTATACACGAATGAACCGAGTTATTAATATAGCCTCATGGCTTTGGAAACGAAAATTTGGTGCGTTAATTCTAATAGTTATCATAGGTGCAGGGGTAGTTAAAGAAGGATACTTTACTGGGTTTACACTTACTAACGGAACGCCAGGAACTACTAAAAGAGTTGTTGGGATAGTAGATAGCGCAAACGGTAGTAATGCTCTTACTAATCTCATTACAGAATACTATCTGCAGAACGCTATCGCAGGGCTTGAGCTAGGATCAGGAAATAAGATGGAAGTCTATAACGTCCGCGACTACGGTGCTGTGCCTAATGTAAGCGTTCCGTTAAGCGGTTCTACAGTAACAGGTACTAACCAACGAGCAGCGTTTTTAGCCTGTCTTTCAGCTGTACCGAGAGGTGGTATTATGTTCGTCGGTCCAGGGAACTGGCTAGTTGAAGGTTGTATTACAATAGACACAAAAGACGTTATTTATATACAGGTTGGAAATGTCTATACTAACGGAGGTAATTATCTTGTTTTTAATAGTGCAGGAGGGCAAGACCGCGCGCATAGTGTTATCATAACAGGTAAGCTGATAGGCAGGGTAAATATCCCATCTAATAGTGCAGTAACAAGGGCAAACGGAACGTCACCACAGTGGTCATCTTTCACTGGTGTAGGAATAACGATCAGTATTAATGTGAATAATATGCACGTTAAGGTAAAGTGGATAGAAGGTTTTTTTAAAGCAGTAGAAATCTTAGGTGGAGGCGGTGGGGGATCACAGGAAAATACAATCGCTTTTATGCGCTTTCATAATAACTCAATCGGTATCTCTTTAAGAAGTACCGACGGGGTAGGATGGTGCGATAAAAATGTATTTACAGGATGGGATAACGGCACTGGTCGAATAACCGGTGGGCTGTGCCTGAAGATAGACGGTTACAGTAGCGCTGCACCTAACGGAGAGATATATAACGGAGCATTTAGGTCTAACAAGTTTAAGTTCATGTCTGAGCTTGTAGATAGTATCGTACAAGCTAACGGGGACATTACAGAAACCGAGTTTGAGATTATCCAGGAGGGTGGCGTTACTACTGGCTTACTAGGTAATCCTGCACTGGCAATAGTATGTAGGAGCGTTTCTCCTAACTACGTCCGCGGCCCGAGATGGACAGGATTAGGGGTATTAGCTACTCAGTGGATGACTGGCGGGATGGGTATTGACGGAACGATAGATCAGCATGTGTGGCTTGGCCCAGGCAGTATAGCCTATGTCGGGAACAGGGGTAAGATAGATGGGAACGGAGTTATCAATATGGAGGTACGCCCTAATCTCGCTAAGGCTACCAGAGACGCTTTACCTGCTAATATAAAATGTGTAAACGAGGCTGTTCCTAAAGTTACCCGTACAGTAGCTCAGGCAACGTATACTACAGTTGCTGCAGATATAGAGGGCTGGCTTTTGCTTAATAACAGCCCGATGGTGCTAACAATGGGTTCGGCATCTTCAAACGTAAACGTAACAATTAATATTAAAAATTTAAATGCTAGTAACGCAACCTTGTTTAATATAACAGGAAAAGCAACATTAGCTCAAAACGAAGTTGTTGCTGCAGTTAGCGACGGATCTACGTGGAGAGCTATGACAACAGGAACAAGTTATACCCCATCACCCTAAATCGGTTATTATTTAACCGTAAAATTTTGATGAATGACTGACGTTATTACTAACAAAGTAAATGTTTTTACTGGTCTAAATACAAGGGTATTGGATGATGATAAGGATATGAATGAATTACTTCGGCAGGTTTTTGTAATCACGGGCTACCAAACGTGGAGTTCTATACTGACAGCCAGCTTTTTATTGATTCGCTGAATATTAATGTCCACCTGTGTATTATAGATGAAAAGCTCGAAGGCTCTCAGTTACAGGGTTTAGATGTAATGGAGATATTAAGAAGTATGTTCCCAGAAATCCAGATTGTATTCTATTCTGGGACTAACCACCCACCAACATTAAAACAGATTATCAAGTTTCGGCCAGAGGGCTATGTGGATAAGAATATGCCGGAGGCGATGCATGAATTAGTAAAGGTAGTTGTACAGTGCTTAGGAAATATTAAACACAATATGGAATTCGTTGTTAAGGCACAAGAGTTCCTTAAAAGCTAGGTTTTGGAAATGAAAAACGTACCATGGGAAATATTCATACCAGCGTGTATGACAGTGATAGGTGGACTATTGCTGTGGGCGTTTAGGGCGATGAGAGATAGTTTAAAGAAAACTATTACAGAGGACGTACAAAAAGAAATAAACGATTTAAAAAATAGGGTATCAACAAACGAAAATAACATTAAGAATAACTTACTGGCAGCTGAAGAGGCAAAGAAAAGAGCAGAATTTTTAATGCAATATTTATTAGAAAAGAAATCTTAAACTCAAACATTATGGCAACAGGTTCTTCAACATCTACTCCAGCAACCGTTACGCAGGCAACTGGTTCGGTTAAATTTGGTATTGGGCAAATTACTAATCCTACACCGCAGCTAGCGAAAAATGTTTTCCGTGTCGTACTATACGCGGCAGTAGTAGTAAATATCGTTATTATCAACGTACCTACTATTCCGGATCATATAAAGGTACAGATACTTTCCTATGCGGGTATGGCCACTGGTTTGGTACATGCTATAAGTAAATTATTCGGCATTGACATTACCGATGTAACGCCGCCAACAGTAGTTAAATGAAATATTTACCCCTATTACTCATCTTCGTTAGCTGTTCTACCTATAAGGCGTACCAGAAGGTAGCAGCTGATCCTTTTGTAGACCAGAAGGAAAGTGTGCTGCTCAGCCAGAAATGCTTAAGCCAGTACCCGTTTAAGGTAGATACTGCCGCTCTATTAAGTTCTACTGTCGATAGTGCTGCGTATACTAGTATGGTAGCGTCTTATGATTCTATACTAACCGGATTAATTGAGCTTTATGAAGCAGACGATACCTCCGCTAATTTTATAGGTTCAGATTCTGTAGTTTATATAACTAAGCCAGCTGATTCTATTAAGATTATCCGGAACTTTTTAAGAAAATACCGCCCACCGACAATAAAAGAAACTATTACTAAGGAGGTACGAGTTACCGATACACGTATTGTAAGCCAATTAGAGACGCAATTACGGGTATGTGCAGCAGAACAAGCTAAGTTAACGGAAGAGAAAGATAAAGCCGTAGCGAAGTCTAAAAAGCGCGGTGCAGCGATTGGGTGGGTTATAGCTGGAGGGTTATTACTTGGAGCGATAGGATATGGTGTTGGTAAGCTAAAAGTTTAGTTATGGACAATAAGGCTGTTATAGTAAACCAACCAAACGCACCTGAAGGTGAAATCTCACGGGCGACAAAGTCTATTGAGCCATTAGCTAAAATTGTTATCGGTGCTCTTAGCTTTATCGGTATCATCTTCGCTGGCTCAAAAACGTGGATTCAGATTGACGCTAATACATCGGCACATAAGGAACTTAAAGAACAGGTTACCCGCCAGTATAGTACTAATAAAAGTGATTATGAGAAGATGCAAAAAGATTTCGATGAAGAGTTAGATGTATTAGAGGCGGAAATTGATAAACTAAAGGAACAGGTTAATTGGCATCTCGCCTACGAAGCGGCACTAAAAGATATTAAAAAATGATATTAGGAACAACCCCAGTAACTACTCTCGGAGAAAAGATCGGTCAGCTAGCTCAGACCTATATCGGGCAGACAGAGATACCAGGTAATAAAGGATTTACTAACCCAGAGTTCCAAAAGAAGATGGTTGCAATGGGTTTTCAAACTACCCACTCGTGGTGCCTTTACTTCTGTGAGCTTGTCTGGAAGGAAGCGTACGGCAAAACTCACCCACTGTTTGTAGCAATCGACAAACTGATCAGCGCGTCTGCCTTAAGTACATACTATAATTTCAAAGGTGCTGAAGGATGGGAGGTTAATAATACCCCAGAAGTCGGAGCAATTATGTGCTTTAAGCATGGAGTAGACCCAAAAAAGTGGGAAGGGCACGGCTGTATTGTTGTGGAAACTTTAGAAGATAAGAAAGTCAGGACAGTAGACGGCAATACGAATGATGAAGGTGGGCGAGAGGGTTATATTGTAGCTCGAAAGATAAGATCATACGGCAATCCTCCGTCGCCAAAAGGATTAAACTTTTTAGGATTTATTCACCCACGTTCAACTATATAATTATGGCTACTACTACGTACTACTATAAGAATAAAACACCAGATCAAACTAAAGGACTTACTGAAGTATATCCTTCGGTAACTCCTAAGGGGGTAATAATTGTTGGCCATGGTATTGGTGAGCGTAATATCGGCGATCTTGCTGGGTGTAAAGAATCGTCTGGATGGCCAGGGTGGGGAGGTCTAAAAGCTGGAGCTGATATATATGGGTTTATACTTGTTTTTATCAATACTAATAATAACTATGAGCTTCAGGAATACCAGTTTGGCTTATCGTGGGCAAAGAAGAAATATGCAGCCTTAGGGCTAACGAATAAGATATGGGTATTAGGTCACTCTCTTGGTAGTTATGGAGCTGGAAGATATGCTTTTACGGATAATACTTTCGCGTCTCAAATAGCAGGATGGATAATGAGTGCTAGCGGTAATTTCTTATCTTTCGCTGACGATGATGATCCTACACTGTGGCAAATATTAGTAACTAATGAAGTAAAGGTATGGGGGGTAACAGCAGTTAATGACCTTTGTAGTAATACAACTCCGGATGTAATTACTACTATGTATTCCAGTGTTAAGGCAATAGATGCTGATGCTCATGTTCTTAAAAGCGTTTTCCCTAATACAGAGTGGGATTGCGCTACTTCTCACAATGCGGTACTTAACAGAATTACCTCCAGACCAATGTACTACTCAGGAGGTAATTTCAAGATTATCACAACTGGGCAGCTGACAAGCGGCAACCCTGATATAAAGATGAATATCTTTCAGTGGATGCTGGCAAACCCACGGACGAGTATTTATAAGGATCCGACTTTGGTTTACGGAGCTACTACAATGCCAGAATACCCGGTAGAGGTACCGCAAAATATCTTAATAAAGGATTTTAATATAGCACCAGGGGCAAACTGTTCCGTTCTTATTACTTACGTAGATAGTTCTACTGAGAGAATAAAAGCTGCATCTGGGGATAGTATCGTAAATTTGTATATCCGCAAAAACGTCTCTAACCAGTTCCTGATAACTATTGATTTTGCTATAGCTGTAACTATTACAAAGGGGCCGTATAAGTAGCCTTTTTTTGGTTTCTGTTTAAGCATATAGCCGCCCTGATTAGGCGGCTTTTTTAGTGCCTGTAAAAATAATTTTAAGATTTATTATAAAAAATTAGGTTAGTATAAATAATTATATTATCTTTGTTTTTCAAACACAAAAACCTTTTATATGTCACAGTCAACTATCAAGTACGTTCTCCCTTTTCAGGTTATTATCAGCGATAATATTAAAGCTCCAACTTTCGGAATTTCTAATTATCTGACTGAAGCCGAGTTTAAGGCTCTCCCAGCTGAGTATAAAAAATATTATATAGCAGTTAAATAACTTAATAATGGAAAATCTAACTAACGATAACCGCCGTAAAGCCATAGAGCTAAATAAAAAGATTCTACGTGAATCTTATATAGTAAATTCTTTCCAAGCAAATATACGTGGTGTAGAATGGGAGATGCGTAGAAAGAGCAAAGGCGGCACTCCGTTCCTGGTAGTCTATAATCCTACTACTGACCCTGAGCCTGATGTGCAGTTCTACTTTCCAACCCGTCAGCTAAGTGCAGAGGAAATTCTTAAACAATTTGAAAATCTTTGATCATGAAAATTACTATCGAATTAAGCAAAGCTCAGGTTCAGGGAATTAAGGCTTATTTAATTGCTGTTGGCTCAATCGTTGATCCGACTAAAAAAGATATTCAAGTCGAAATAAATGGAATTATTCAAACTTATTTGCAAGCACCACAAAGTTCATTAACCGATTATATACAACAGTATGAACATTAAAAGAATATAAAAAATTAGCTTATACTAATAAATAATATTATATTTGCTTAATATAAAGTACTCTAAAAATTGAAATTATGACTATTAGTAGAAAAGCTGTCGCGGCTATTAAGGGTAACAACCGCATACTCGCTCGGCTTATGTTGAAATTCGATAAGAGTAGCCAGACGCTTGCTCTTTGGTTAGGTAAAACTCCTGTAGATGTTCGCCTTACTACACCAGACGCTGTAAAGATTATCAGTGAAGAAAGCGGGTTAACAGAAGGTCAAATCCTGCTGGGAGAAAAAGAAACTGTTTAAAAACTATAAACCTATGATAGAATTATTTATTGGATCTGCTGTATTAGTAGCGGTACTCGTTATCGCTATTATCTTTCGCACCCGCATTAAAAACATACCTAAATACTGGACTAAAGATGAGAACATTTACTCTTAATCTATACAGACGGATCTACTACCACTATATGTGGAAGAAAGTAGCCAGCAAGACACATGCCCAAAGAAGATACGACCAGCTACGCAGCCTGATCGAAAGTACTACTGATGTAGATAGGCTTTACCAGTACGCAGTACTGGCTGAGGAATATGAAGAAAGATTTGGTGATGCTTACTTCGGCGACAGGTATGTGGCCAGCCTGGGTGCTGTGATCGCTAAGCAGGAACGGGAGCTATACAGACGACAGATACACTATTAAACTTTAAATAAAATGGCAATTACTTCAAAGACAAACAGCACCCCGCGCGAGTTAATACCTGCCGGGAATTATGTAGCCCGATGTTTCCAGATGATCGAAATCGGAACTGTTAAAGAGGAATACAAGGGAGAGCCTAAACTTCAGTATAAGGTACGGTTGGGTTGGGAGCTACCAACAGAACTAAGAGTATTTAAAGAAGAAAGGGGAGAGGAACCGATGGTGATCAGTAAAACCTATACGCTATCACTCCATGAAAAAGCTAACCTAAGGAAAGACCTGGAGAGCTGGAGAGGTAAAGCCTTTACTGAAGAGGAAGCAAAAAACTTCGATATTACAAATCTTCTTGGAGTTCCTTGTATGCTAAATATTCTCCACAAGCCGAGTAAAGACGGAAGTAAAATGTATGAGCGTATTGCTGGTATCACTACCTTAATGAAAGGTTATGAAGCACCAAAGCAGATTAATCCAATCTTAAGGTTAGAGTTTGATAACTGGAACCAGCAGGTGTTTGATAGATTGCCTGATTTTATCCAGAATGATATAAAGAGCAGTCCAGAATACCAGAAGATGATGGAACCTAATAATACTAATATTCAGGAACATATACCGGACGCAGAAGTTGTTGATGATCTGCCGTTCTAAGCTGCTGCGGGTGGTCGACACCAAGGGGGTTAGTACCGGGCAAATGGTGACTGGTGTTAGAGTATGCCTTGGGCGCTTAAGCACTCCCTCCACCCGGCAGCAGCTAAACTAGCTAATTCCGAAAGGATAGCTTTCATAGGATAAGGTTTAAGGTCTGGTAACTGTTTCTACAGGTTGCCAGTTTTTTCTAAACTATTTTAAAAAAAGATTATAATAAATTAGGTTAGTATATAAAATTAGTATAACTTAGCATTTCAAACCTTTTATATGTTTAATCCTAATAAAAATTTACAGATTGAGATTCACGCTAACGATTTATCTAATTGTAATGGATATACAGTTTGGCATATTATAAATGGTGAAAGAAAGAGAACGATGAGCCGTAGAGCTGATGGGAAGGATTTTGACTGGATGACTGATAAGCAAAATAAAGATTTTGAAAATGGTAAGTATAAATTTTCTATAACAGCCTCACAGGCAAGTGAGTATTTTCAGTATATATATTAAAAATATTTTATGAAACGCAATAAAGAAATTTTTGAAGAAATGAGGCAGATGGAGCCTATGATAGATGAGGCTGCTATCCGAAAAATGAATGAAGAACAGCAGGAAATGTATGAGGCTTTTGAGAAATCTAATCTACTCCCAGTTATCGACCTGAATACGATTAAGCCGGAAGAAACCGGAACCCTTATGAACCTCGGAGGGGAGAGTCTGGAGTTGGTGGATAATACCGCCTTCCAGCTGGCACAACGGCTGATCACGAATATTATGAACGGAGAAGTAGATCCGTTAGTATTTATGGTTAAAAAGAAACTACTGGAGCAAGCTCTTACTGTGGCGGCTAAAGACCCAAATGTAAAACTGATGGTTGAAAATGAGGTAGCTAAATACGGGAAGGAAGGGGCGAAGATCATGGGTGCTACTATTACTGCCGGTTACCGTAAGAAGTATATGTACGCTGAAGATCCGACTTGGCAAGCTCTTAACGACAGCATTAAGTCTACATTAGACAGGATTAAGGATCAGGAGAAAAAAATACAAGCTGCAGTAAGAGCAGGTGGACCAGTAATTGAAAAAGAGACTGGTGATGTACTGGTAGAATGTGTTTCAGCACCTACAACGAACTTTGTAGCCGTAAGTTTTAAAGCTAAAAAACCTTCATAATATGAGCCTGAATATAGAACAAATTCAAGATGAATATACTAGCCGCTGTAAAGCATGTTTAACACCTAAGTTCAAGTTAGAATACTATGTACTAACTGAAGCTGCCCGTAATTACGGATTAGCAATAAAAGATATTTTAGGTGGACAGATGTGGTTAACTATTATCGAAGAGGCGGCTAGGCAGATGCCGGCAGATATACCTAACGTGGGTGGGATACCATTAATGTATCCAGAACCTTTAATGGAATTAGCGTGAAACTTGAACTACAAATAACACGAATAGAACAGGCAAGTAATTTCCTTGAAAACTCAGCTGACGGCTATGTAAACAGCCAGAGCATCCCCTGGCTTATAGACCAAGTAGGTAAATTATGTCAGTTATTAGCCTTCGTCAACTCGCAGATGGCGGTGGCGAAGGCTCAATTAAATGACGCTAAAGTAAAAGCCTACGAGAAGATGGTCAGGCTTTATGGAGAGCAGAAGTACTTTAGCCCTAGCCTGGCTAAGGACTATGTGAACGCGCTTTGTAAGGAGGAACACTACGCCTATGACATCTGCGAGAGAACCAGCCGCACAATCGTTCACACGTTAGATACTTTACGTACCTGTATAAGTGCTCTAAAAGAAGAAATGCGAACTATTAACTACCATAATTCAGTACAGTAATGGCAAAAACTATAAAGGAAATCAAAAACGCAGTAGACCTTCACAATCTGGATAATATTGTTAGTAAAATACGGGATATAACCCAAAAGTTGATTGACGATAAGGTCGATGAGGCTTTAAAGCACGAAACTAGGGCGAGAGAGCTTTATAATGATGCAAATAAATTACGCCAAGCCTTTAATCTCCTACCTAAAAAATGAGCTATCTAAAGTGCCCATATTCAGACTGTCCAAACTTTGGCCGGTTCTGCCGCAGGCTACACTCAGGAGACAAGGATAAACCCGAAGAAGAAGAAAAGCCATATCGGATACCTAAAGAGAGCACTACACGTAAAGCAGAAAAAAAGGTCTATAAAAAAGTAAGTAAAGAACTTAAGAGTAAAGAGGATGACTGCCAGATCAAAAGTCCTGTATGCGTTAACAGACCTACGTATCCTCACCATATTGTTGGGAGAATAGGCAAGAACTACACCGATAAAAAGAAGATGATTAGAGCCTGTAACCCTTGCAATACCTATATAGAGGATAACCCAACGTGGGCAAAGAAATTAGGCTTTAAGAAAAGCAAACACGAGATAAATTATAAGCGCGAAAAATAATTATTATAAAATATTAGGTTAGTATAATTAATTATAGTAAGTTTACAAAAACTTATAACATGAAACAGTCAGCAGCAAGTCTTAAAAGAAATTTAGAAGTAGGTAAGAATGCAGATACACCTTTTGATTGGAAACAGCACGATGAAATTAGCTATAAAATCGAGATGTTTAATATTGAGGTAGGTGCTAAATATTGGGATAGATGGACGTACGAAAAATTATCTAAGAACGCGTCTAATAAACTGAATTTAAGCTATGAAGATGCGTGGAAATTAGGGGTAGACGAGCTTATTAAAAATGCTAAATAAACTTTTATCTATGCTAGTTTCGAAAAATATAAAAAGCCGGAGAGATGCATTAGCTGCGCACTTATCACTTGATTTAGCAGATGTAAACTATTATCGTTACCACACAGGGCATACTTCTATTCCAGTATATGCTTTTACCGAAGCATACTATTGCGTAACAAGGGGAAGTGAAAAACCTGCTAAGCACAGAGATGGAATAGAATGGAAATGGGTAGAAGTGCCTGATAATTATATTAATCAAGATGGATATAAGATTTGGAAAGCTGGTACAGAAATAAACTAATTTTCTATGAACTACCACGCAGCAACCGGCAAAAGTATTCAGGACGCCTTTCTTGAATACCACACTGTTAACCCAGAAGTTTACGTATGGTTTAAAAAACTTGCCTTCAAAGCTATTAAGATTGGCAAAAAGAAAGTATCTTTTAAACTTATTATGAATGTTATCAGGTGGGAAATCTACCTGAAGACATACGACCCGAACCCTTTAGATACTCCCACACTTCCTCTGAAGACTTTTAAGATCAACGATGCCTTTGGATCCAGATACGCCCGGTTGTTTGTTCGTGACTACCCACATTTAGAAAGTTTTATTGACCTGAGAGAATTACGAAGCTAGTAACCAAGTAGACCTTTATATATGACTAGGATTTTAGAACTTATCAACCGCAATAACAGCGAGGTAATTGCCTACCGACAAAAATCAAACAAACCACTTTTAGTTTTCAGAGACTACGCAATTTTATTTCTTAACTACCCAGCAGCCTTGGAGATGCATCTCACGGAAGATGTATATGCCCACTTCTTTACAGACAAGGATAGGTGGTATTTTTTTGTAAACTCTTTACCTACTGGTTTCCCTTTACGCCGAGCACATACCACAAGGAAAAATGCTGGCTTTCATATTTTTAGTGCTGCCCTAAATACTATGCTATTAGCTAAGAGCGCAGCAAAAATAAAAGAAAGCTACGCAATTAAGAGAACTAAGGATACTTATGAGGATGGCAGTATAATATTTGAAATAATATTTGATAACCCTATAAAAAAGAACGGTTGTGCAGTTATTTGATTATGATTTTGAAAAAAACACTGAAGGCGTTGACGATACAGAAATTCGGCAAATATTACTATACTTTAGCAAACCAGATTGTGAAGAATTTAAGAAACTAAGTAAAAAGGCTATGATCAGCATTTACGGGAATGAAGCTCCAGAAAAAGGTAATATCAGTGATATGTTGTTAGATTTGCTTCGTAATAGTTTTTCAACCATTAAAGCTGAGACAATACCAATTACCGTTGATCAAGCGCACGATATTCTTGCCGAAGTTCATGTCGATGAACTTAATAATGATATTTGCGCAAACGACTTTACCGCTTCTAACTTACCTCCAGAATGCGCACATTGTACTTACCCTATATGCATTAATTGTTTGGATGTGTGTTTGGTTACTGGCGAAGCTGTTGTAAGGCCTGAAGATAGTCCTCAAAAAATAGAACCGTTTAATAATATGCCGTATGATAGAAAAAGTAATCGCAAAAAAACAAATGACAGATCAACAGGCGGAGTCTCTCAAAATCTCCTTTTTGAGTGAAGATTCTTACGACCGCTTGTTTACAGAAGATGTTGACGTATACGATACGGCGGGTGTGTTAATGGCTAAATTCCGTAAAGGTATTTTCCCGATTGATAAATTAAAGCTCGGCTATGAAAGTTTTAAAGATAGCATCCAATGGACTGAAGGTCGGGGTGCGGCTAGTGGGGCAAGCCGCAAACGCATACGTTCTGATGGTTCTGTTGCTAACACCACTGTTGGTGAATTTGTGCAAAGCGGCAACGTAGGGTTTATGGATCCTTCAGCAATGATTCGTTATTGTAGGAAAACGGCCTTCGCTCGTGACTATTTTGATAAATTTACAGCCGGTATACCGTTTGTGGAAGAGGTTGATAAATGGTACCAGGAACTATGTCCTGAGTACTACAAGATACAAAAGAACTTCGCTAACGCTACGAACCAGAACTTCCGTATTGCAGATACCAGCTTTACAACCGTAACCGTTAACCGTAACTTTGTTACCGCAGTACATAAGGATAGCGGTGATTTACCACAGGGGTTCGGGAACCTTGTTATATATCGTGAAGGGTCATGGAAAGGCAGCTACTTTACATTACCACAGTACCGTATCGCGTTTGACTTACAAAATACAGATATCCTATTTGTTGATGTGCATAAGTGGCATGGGAACACGCCCTATATAGATTTTGACGTTGAGCGTGGTGATTTACGTATAGCTTTTGTCCTTTATTATCGTGAATATATGTTGAAGTGTGGGACACCTACAGAAGAACTAGCTAGGGTAAAGCGTGACCAGGGTGGCTTTATGAGGTTATAAAATAATATTTATGGAAAAAATATTTATACCAAGCAAAAATCGTGTTAACAATTGTTCTTTTGTTAAGTTACTTATTAATTGGGGGGTTCCTTTTACAATCGTTCTGGAGCCCCAAGAGGCCAATAAATATATTTCGGCCTACGGTGACTTGGATATTCTTTTGCTGCCACAAAGCGACCAAGGGATATCGTATGCGAGAAACCACATCAAAGAGCATACTGAAAATCTTGGAATTAAAAAATATTGGATGTTTGATGATGACCTTACTGCGTTATATTTCCGTGAAGACGCTAGAATGGTCAAAGGGGATATCAGTGTTCTATGTAAAGCAGAATCACAATTTAGCCAACACGGAGCCGCTATCGGGGCTTTGGATTACCAACAAATCGCTTGGAGCGCTACTAATCCGATTTCGATTAATACTTACTGCGAAGTTGCAGTTTTTGTAGACAATAGTAAGACCCGAGGCTTGCGATATCGCCAAGAAGTAAACGGGAAAGAGGATAGAGATTTTGTTATGCAAATTATCAAAAATGGCGGAAAATCTGTCCGTACTACGCTCTATGCTTTCGGCGCTCCAGCTATTGGTAGCAATTCGGGTGGCCTTAAGGATATTTTTTATGATTTAGGCAAAGAAGACTTATGCTGTGACGCTATGGTTAAAATGTGGGGTGAAGATATTTGCCAGAAGTACAAAAAAGAAAACGGGCGGGTAGACGTTAAAATACATTGGAGCAGGATAACCTCACCTCAAATCTCACTTTTTTAATACCGCCAGTATGACCTCTAATCAAAAGTATATTTATAAGCAGCTATTAAACGGAGGATTTATTACGATAACTCCAACAGCTAATAGACAATATACACTATACGATACCCAGCTAAGACCGTTAAAACGTTTATCTGATAGAGATTTTTCTTCAGTCAGGATGGTATATGGTCATCAAGAAGTTCTAAAGAAAATAAAAGACAGGTTTTATATAAGTAGGAAAGGAGTGCGCTCATTACGTAAAAATACCTGGCTGCGTGAACAATACATAAATTTCTTACCATTAACCACATGCCAAAGGCTAAAGTAGTAAAACGGGATTCTGGATTTATTTTATTACATAGGCGTATTCAGGACCACTGGATATGGCAAGATCCTATTAAATTAAAGTGGTGGTTAAATATACTAATGGAATGTAATCATTCTGATCGAAAGGTGCCTATTGGCTTTGAATTAATGGATTGTAAGCGCGGGCAAAGTTTAAATAGTTTGTGGACTTGGGCACGTATGTGGCGGGTAGATGTAGGCAAAGTAAAGAGGTTTTTTGAAATGTTAGAAAATGATTCAATGATTCGAACAGAAAACTTAAAAAAAACGACCCGGTTAATAGTCTGTAATTATGATAGTTATAATACAACACCGACCCTCAAACGATTTCAGAACGATTTCAGAACGATTTCAGAACGATTACAAACAAATAACGAATTAAATAATAGAGAGAGTAACAAAGAAAATATTTTTAGTGATGAGGATGTAGCTGCTTTTTCTAAGTACCAGCAGTGGATGGTAGCTCATGCACCTGAGGTTCATAAAATGAAAAGCTCTTTTACTATTGAAGAATTTTTAAAAATAAAAAGTAAGTACCCTAATAAATTTGTCCAAAAAATTCTTATTGAGATGGACGACCGGCCGGATTTGACTAAGAAGCATAAAAGCGCATATAGGATGTTTCTTAAATGGGCAGCAAACAGGATTGAGTGGGATAAACAAAAGGGTTTAAACAGCGAAGGAGTACAAGATGCAGAAAGTAAAAGAATTGTAGATATAACGTATAAATATCAGGAATGATACCGGATTTACACTATAACAAAGAAATTGAGGCAGCTATTTTAGGGTCGTGCCTTTTAGAAACCAGTGCCTTTGGGAGAGCTTATGGAATTGTTGATCGTACCCATTTTTACAAAGAGGATAACCAGAAGGTTTACGGGGCTATGTTGAAGATGTTTGACCAGGCAGAGCCTATAGACCTCCTTACGGTAGCGAACAAAATGGTTGCTGATGGAGAGACTTTACACGCAGGACAAATAGGATGGTATCTGACAACGCTTACGAACAGCGTAGTTAGTACAGCTCACCTGGAGTATCACTGCCATATTGTGAGCGATATGTGGAGAAAGCGGGAATTGGAAAACGTGTTCAGTTCGCTGGATCCACTTACCGATATACGGGTGCAGGTAGAAAATGTAAGTAAGAAATTGCAAGCTCTACAGGGAAGGACGAACAAAAAAGAGTGGGTGTCGATGGAGGAACTGATGATGAGTTTGCTTGAGCATCAGGGTAGGATATCAGACGGTGAGCAGGAGTTTATTACGACCGGATTCCGGGGTGCTGATATGATAAACGGGGGATTCAGCGGAAATCAGTTTGTGATCATCGGCGCGAGACCAAGTGTCGGTAAAACAGCGCTAATGGCTCGCATAGGCCTCGCCATGGCTGCCAAAGGTATTGGGGTGGGAATTATATCACTGGAAACAGATAACGTCAGGATAGCGGCCAGAATCGCTTCAGGCGATACTGCTATTTCTTTCCAAACTATCTATCGTAACCTGTTTACTGAAGAAACCCAACGATCGAGATTCTTTAACCATATTAGTAATCATACGGCCAAGTTGCCGATCTATGTTAGCGATAAAACGAAGGTGGATATTAACGAGATAAGGGCGAAAGCTCATAAGCTAGCAGCGATCTTCAAGCAGAAAGGAATTGATAAATGGGTGTTGATGGTAGACTACATACAACTAGTTGAAACGTATAGCAATAAAAACTATAATCGGGAGCAGGAAATTAGTAAGATAAGCAGGGGTTGTAAGCTCTTGGCAAGTGAGCTGGACAAGGTAGTTATTGCGTTAGCTCAGCTAAGCCGCGAGAGTAGTAAAAGAACTGGTAAAGACAGGTATCCTAAGTTAAGCGACTTAAGGGAAAGCGGTAGCCTGGAGCAGGATGCTGATATAGTCCTTATGCTACACCGAGACTGGATGGCTGGTATTGAGGTAAACGAAAACGGGCAAAGTACAGAGCGTGAAGCTGATCTTTTAGCAGTAAAGTGGAGAGACGGCGCACCTTTTAAAATTAAGTTAGATTATGACGCAGAGACAATGACATTCAGCGAGGTATTAGGTTCGCCAACAGCTAAATGGTCACCACTGCCACCAGTTAAGGATGAAGAGGAAGCAATGCCATTTTAAACTTAAGGATATGAAGAAAATATTAAAATATTTAGCTTACGCGCTAGGGTTTTCAGCTTGTGTTTTTGCGCTAGTAGTATCTGTTATTAAGTACGGTCTTTGGTTAACATTTTTATGGTGGATAGCTCTTTTATTTGTAACGATGGGATTAGTTTGGGTAGCCTCTAAATTATTCAGGTTTTTAATTAGTAAGGATGAAGACGAACTGGACTATTGAAGAGGTAAATAAAAAGCTGACTACAGGTAAGATCCGAGGATTTACTGATAAGAAACCTGAGCAGGCGATACCGGCTAAGCATAGTAAATATGGCAATAAAAAGTCAATAGTAGACGGTATAATCTTCCACAGTAAAAGAGAGGCTAAGAGGTGGGTAAAGTTAAAGCTAATGGTTAAGGCTGGTGAGATAGGCTTTCTGGAACGCCAAGTGCCGTATGAGCTTAACGAGGGTGGTACACACAGCCTGAAGTACTACGCTGATTTTAGATACGTAACAAAGGCTGGAGAGCTGGTAGTTGAGGATGCTAAGGGAGCCAAAACAAAAGTATACTTAAAGAAGCGAAGACTGATGAAGAAAATATACGGAATAATAATAAAAGAAACCTGATGCAGTTATTTTTAATAGATGATGAGATACCAAAAATAAATACTGATAAAACATATAGGGCGATAAGGCATGATATTATCAGAACTAAGCAGGCATATAATACTGATACACTTCATCATCCATTTGAAAAATCTATTCAAATAGACCATGTACTACAAGGCTTAAAGGAATTAAAAATATTAGAATTATTTGCTGGTAAGGGTAATATTACAAGTACTTATAATAAATACGGAAACTCTGAAAAGTTTGATAAGAAATATTGTAAAACAGGCGACAGCTTTATAGTTTTCCATCGACTTATTTCTGAGAAGAAGAAGTATAATGTTATTGATATAGATAGTTATGGATTCCCAAGCAGATTTATGCCTGATATATTTTTATTAATTGATAGTGGATTCTTGTTTATAACTTTTCCCAAACCAAATGTTAATATCCTTAATGGAATAACTAAGACACATCTAGTAGCTTATTACGGGCATCCTAATCCTTCAAAACAACAAATAATAGAGAAAATTGCTCTTTTCGGTTTATGCCATTGGCGTAAAATAGAACTGGTAAGCGAAATGAACCTTAAGAGTGTGTGGCGTTTCTGCTTTAATGTAGTAAAAGTAAAAGCGACGGAATATACTGGTGTTAAAAATAAGTAAAAGAAACATGAGACGTACTGCCAGATACCTAACTAAAAGAGAAATAAACAAGATAAGGAGGTTAAGTAAGGATATGTATATGAAAGACATAGCTAAAATAATGGGAGTGACAAAGGTAACGATCAGGCACGCCCAAGATGACCCTAAGAACAAGATAGTAAACCCATTGAGAAAATACAAGGTGACGGGGAAATATAAAAAACAGGCAAAGGTGATAGATGGGATGTTTGATATGGAGGCATGGGCTAGAGAAATGAGCTACTAAAATAAAATAATAATTTATTAGGTTAATATAAATAATTATAGTAGTTTTATTTAAACTTTTAAAATGGAAAATAACGAGACTAAATATCCGACTATTATACCACTTCCGATTGAGATGCCTGAGGTTATTTATCTGAAAGAGTACTATGGGCTTGCGTTTATTATGGCTGAGCAGGAATATCTATACGATATGTACTGTACGACAACCTTTAAGACTAAGCTATATAAATATCGGAAGGTATAATAGGAAAATAAAAAAGATATGAGTAACACAGAGCAACAAGCATGGGAAGCGGAAGCCAAAAAGGCTTTTCCAATGCCCGACAGACGTATGTTTAGTGACGACCCTATGGGACTTGGGCTTGAAGGGTACAAAGCAGCAAGAACAAAAGTAAATAATCTACGCGAAGGCTACATAGCCGCCCTATCAAGCGGTACACCAGATAAAAATGATATATGTCCTGACTGTAATGGAACAGGACTTATTTCAACGGGGTATCGTCAAACTGATTATGAATTGTGTAAAACTTGTAATGGAGATAAAATAAAAGTATCAAGTAGTACAGGGCAAGCAGAGAAGGAGCCAACAGATGATAATCCCGCTTTCGGTAATAGTTTGGATGATAGTAATATTCATGTACTATCAGAGCTAACAGATAAACAGTTGCAGAAAGAAGCGGAGGCTTACGCTAACAACTGTCTTGATATAACTACAACCACATGGGAATGGATAGTTGATGCCTACATAACATGCGGTAGACGAAAATCCCGCCTCCATTTATCAGCAGCAGACCCTTACGAATATCCAAAAGGGTGTGAATATCCAGAGTGTGAATGTGAGCAGATAATAACACATAGATGTAAACACAGGCTCCCTTCATCAGCAGCAGGGGAAGGAGAGCAGGGGGGCGATCCTACCTTAGAGGGTATTCTTCAAGGTAAAATATGGGCATTGGAATCCCGGATTTCCGAACTGGAAAAAGGAGAGCAGAAGTGGATAAGCGTGGAGGATAAAGAACAGAGAATAAAATCAATCCGCATGAGAATTGAGGATGAGTACAAAAAACATCACACCCTATTGCCTAATGAGTGGGCAAACATAGCAGCTCACAAAATCTATGCTACACATTTCCCCTCATTATCCCCGAAGGATTCAAAAACAGATGTATGAATAACGAAGAAAGCGTAAACGAAATTCTTTTTGATTCGCCAATCATAGGCGGCACAACTGCTTATTATGATGCTAAAGCACGAATACTTCAACTCCTATCCTCCAAAGATGCAGAGATAGAAAAATGGAAAGGGTATTATTCCGATACTCACGATACACTTCAGGCAGCAGAAATGGAAGTTGAATCTTTAAAAAAGGAGATACAGCAGCTACGGGAGAAATTTCAATTTTGTTCTGATTGGATACGCAAAAAGAAGTGGAAAGATGGCATGACCTTGCTGATACAAAAAATTCAGATACAGCAGCTAAAGGATGAACTAACGCAAATGGCGAATACTTCACGACATACAGAAACACAGTTAAGGCATAAAATTAACGAACTGGAATCCAAAGGCGCAACAAGAGAGCAGATAGAAAAGACGATAGACTATATGGGAGAAACCGATTACAATGTTTTCACAGGCGGGAAACCTGTACCAATAAAAGGGCTTACAAGTTGGCATAATCGTAAATCCGAATACCTATTACAGTTCCCCTAGGGGGATGTAAACAACGATAAAAAGTAAATCAGACTAAGAACAAAAAATAATATTTATATTTACTATAATTAAGTTATGAGCAAAGAGTTAGAACAAAAAAAAGAAAACACTCCAAAAATACCTCGTGTTATGAAAGGTAAACTAAACGGAGTTAAGGATGGTATCCCGTGGGGAGATCCGAGGAACCCTTTACCTACTGTTGCCCAGCAGAATGCTGGCAAGCTAAGGAAGAAACAAGGTATAGAATTAGCTAAGGCGATTCTAAACTTGCGGTTTAATCCTAAAGGAAATGAAGAGTTAGCTCAAAAAGCTACTGAGTATTATGGGGCACCAATAGACGAGTTGACTCATGAGATGATGATGCACTTTGGACAGATTAGTAAAGCAGTAGAACAAAAAGACACATTTGCTTATAACGCTTTTATGAATAGAGCATTGGGAATGCCTAAGCAGGTAACTGAGGAGATAGGAACTGGTACAGTGATTAATGTGAATATAGAGGGTGAGAACGATAACGTAATACCTATACAGGGCAAAGTAGTAAACGGGTAATGTTTTATCCTATTATCAATACAATTCTTTTATTATTAATCGTTTATAAACTAAATAAAATGCCAGACAAATCGACAATACTCGCAGCTTTTACCCGTATCCAAGATGGGCTTACTAACGTAGCTGACGATATACGCAGGATTAAAGATGCTATCCAGCCAGGGATGAGCCAGGCAGATGTAGATGAGATAAGCGCACAGGCAGAAGCTCTCGCATCCAAGGTAGAAACAATAGCAGCAGAAACTCCAGAAGAAGAAAATGGATAAGGTAGAAAGTAGTGAACTTTGCGAAGCTATCTTTGGGAGAGTAACTAAGATTGAGTTCCTAAAGATAGCTAACGGACCAGAAACAATATATCTGGATGACGGGTCTATTATAACTTTTCCAGATAAGTTGAGTTATCAGTTTGGAGCTTTTAATTCTTATCAAATCTATACACCAAGTGAAGATATTAAGCTCGTTGCAAATAGTAGTATTCCAATCTGGAAAGTTAAATGACTATTAATCTGCCTAAAGAGGCATTTCTACCCTGCTACAGGCATCTCCATATTAACAATAATGATATCGACTTCCTATACGGCGGCCGTGATTCTGGCAAAAGCCGGTATGTAGCTAGTAAACTTCTTGTTGACTGTCTCAGGTCTAAATACTTCCGCTGTGTACTGGCAAGAAAGGTATTCAACACGATTAAGGAGAGCCAGTGGCAAACGATTAAAGATGTAGCAGAATACTGGAAGATTGATCACCTCTTTACCTTCAATATTTCCCCGTTAGAGATAAGATGTAATATAAACGGCAACAAGTTTATCGCTAAAGGATTTGACGAGCCAGGGAAGATAAAGTCACTGAGTAATATTAGCCACGCATGGGTAGAGGAAGGCAACCAGTTAGATATGGATGACTTTATTGTCCTGATGAGTACCCTGAGAACGAATATAGGACGGGTGAAGACGTGGTTTACCTATAACCCTGAGAGCGATAGCAACTACGAAGATTTCTGGCTGTATAAGACGTTCTACGAGCCGTATAAGGGAGATATTTACAGCACCTTTACTAATACCTGGCCAGTACAGGTTGGTGAGGTAACGATTGAGTTTATGTACCAGAGTACGCATACTACCTACCACGACAATCCATGGTGTACAGATGTGCGGAGAGCTTTTCTTGAATACCTGTCTGAGCTGGATCCGTACTATTACCAGGTGTTTACTTTAGGTAAGTGGGGTAATAGGAAAGTAGGAGATCCGTACGCCTTTGCCTTTGACCTTGCTAAGCATAAAAGAGCAGTAACGGTAAACAGGAGCATGGAGCTTTACCTGAGCTTTGACTTTAACGTAAACCCGATAACGTGCGGGGTATACCAGCACTGGGGTAACCATATCATATGCCCGAAGGCTTTTAAGCTGCCGAATAGTGATATTTATAAGCTGTGTACAGAGATAAAGGTTTGGTACCCGCCAACCGAGTATTTATATGTGGTGACTGGAGACGCTACAGGACGCAATAGCAGCGCCATGGTTCACGATGATATGAACTACTATACTATCATTAAAAACGAACTACAGCTCACAGACAGGCAGATAAGGGTGCCTACAGTGAACCCTATTGTAAAAGAGAATAGAGTGCTGGTAAACGCGGCTTTTAAGAAGATGGATGTAGCGTTTGATCCTGAGGGGGCTAAAGACTTAATTTTTGATTGCCAGTATGTGAGTGTAGACGAGATGGGGGATATAGACAAAGGTGATCGCTCTAACCCGAAGAAAAGAGCTGACCACCTTGACCACTGGAGGTACTACTTAAATACCTTCCACAAGTCAATTATGAAGTTTTGATTGTTTTTTTATATCTTTAATTCATTAACTTTAAGCACGGCAAAATTAAAGTTTATTCAACTTGGATCAGGTTTCGAGCCTATTGATCCCAAGTAGATGTACTCTTTAGCCCTAGCTACTACCAATAGCAGGGCTTTTTTTGTTTCTAATTTTTGCAGTAAGCTGTTTGCGATTCTATATCTGTTACAATAGTCCCGTCGGCTAGTATCCTACGGATCCGTGTTCCTGTAGTTACCCAGTCCTGACCGTCAGGAGTTTTAAAGGTAAGGGTAGTTGTTACCCTGAACACTTGGTTCTCGGTTGTTTGGTAGTTCTTGAACTTCTCAATATCTAAGGTCTTGCCGGTTAGCTTATAGATATTGCCTGAGGTCTGCCCTATTGCAATTCCTTTAATACCATAGGTAGCATTAGCATGAAAGTCATCCTTTGTAGTAAAGTAGTTGAATTTGTACGCTATAACGATTTCTACCACTACCCACTCGGCGGTGCAATCGTTGTAGAGTAAATACTCAATGGGTAAATCCTCGCTGCCCTTAGCCCTTAAAACGGCGTTTGATGCGACCTGAGAAGTAATAGATGGTTGGAGTACTTCCTTCTGGCAGGAGAGTAGGAGAGCTGATAAGGCGATAATAAATAGCTGTTTCATCGTTTTAGTTTTATTAATAAGTTAGCTAATACAATTCCTATAAAGGTTCCAAGTAATGTACACATAAGCCAAATTACCCAAAACGGAACGCAAACAGGATTAAAAAACTCTTTCATATAAACGCTTTAAAGAAGTTAATAATATGCCCGTAAAGGCAGCCGAGATTCCAAAATATATTTCTCATGTTATAGAATTTCATCTACGTAAAAAGTGCAACTTTCCGGAATGTTTCCATCTTCCTCATTCTCACTCAAAAACGCTTTAAACTTTTCAACTGCTTTCTCTCTATTTTCTGCCTCAATAAGTTTGTACTGCTTGTCTTCGGTATAGTTTCTGAAGGTGTGGAAGAAGTATCCTAAGTAAGTTCTCATTGTATATGTGTATTACAGGTTATCGGTTATAGTTTAGCGGCTTTTAATGCTTCTTTGGCTTCTGCCGATAATTCAATTACTTGTGATAAGATACTCGGTGCGCCAACTTGATATGATACAATAGAGATTAGCTTTTCGCATATCGCTTTCATCTTCTCTACACTTTCAGGATTGATGCCCTTGCCGATTGTAAGGTCACTACACATTTGATCCCGCTTCTTCATCAAGTCTTTTATAGCTAAATGATCTCTTTCCGTTTCAGGATCAGAACCCTCAATCTGTGCATGTAGGCGAAGGAATGGGCTGTTCTGAAAAATCTCTGTCTGGTTCATAAAATCTATTTTATTGAGTCTACTATTAATTGCTGCATGGAATCTGACATCTTAACGTTATTTAAGAGAACCAAGAGCGTGTCTCGCATCTTGGGAGCATTGCGAATAAGGCTATATGTAAGGTCATTAAATCCTCCGCCATATTGCCTCATCACCATTAATGCTGCCCTTGTTTCGTACTCGATCAGCGTTTCTTCGTCCTGGTACTTTTGGTTGATTGTTTCGGTTGTCATTTTATTAAGGTTTAAAGTTTATCTTCCTAATGTCGGTATTGAAGTACGTTCCCTGTATTCTCCGTGCTTGTTATAAGCCGAGCCTGTAGTCTGCCTACGTACAAACCCCTCACGCGCAGGTACACAAGAGGCGAAGAGAGAGAGGATAATTAGGAAAAGAATAAAGCGTTTCATTTTTTAGTATTTAATATTTCAGAGTATTTAGCTTGTGCGTCTTGTAAAGTTGTATAAATAGTCGAAGTTGGGCGACCATCTTTGGTGTTTATATAATCAGTTACTCTGTATCCCCACGTTTCTGTAAACTGAATCTTTGCGCCTTTCTCTTTTGATCCAAAAACAAGTTTCATATATTTCTTATTAAAAACTAAAGATAAGTATAAAATAATATACTAACCTAATTTTTTATAATAATTCTCGTAATTATTTTTTCCTCTGCATAGATTTAGCGATATTATCTATGTCCTCAGGAGGTAGGTGGGGGTATAATTTAGCTAATTCCTCCTTAAGCCGCTCAGGAGTTAAGTACTTAGCTTTCAATCTTAAGATAGCTTGTTGCAGTTCTGTATCAGTCATAAAGGGGATTTAAAAAAAGCCCCGTGGAAACGAGGCTCGTGTTTTCTTCAATGCAAAACTACCATATTAGTAGTCCCTTGGTACTAAGTTAGTATAATAAAATAAAAAAGCCCTATAGAAATAGGGCTCGGTACTGTGTTTTGAATCGTTTTGATCGGTCTACCGGAGATGGTAGAACTAGAATAGAAAGTATTTATGAAGTACTAAGCTAATATAATAAATTAGATAAAAAAATAAAAAAGCTGCCCATTTTATTGAGCAGCTCCCCATTAAACCTTAATAGACCTAGAAAATACAGAAAACAGCAATTTAAATCAACCAATAACAGGTTAAATATAAATATTTTAATTAAGTATTAAAAAAGTTATTAAATTTATATCTGTGAGAGAATAGGCTGCCACGTCACCCGATGAGGCTAAATGGAGCTTCATAATACACCCCCTTTTAACAGTTTTACCTTATAAGGTGTATGGCTTGTACCAATAACTGCGTTCTTAATTACGATAATGCACCCTGTATACCCGTAATTGCCCAGATCGATACCTCTATTCAATTTAGTGTATTTTACCCAGCACCGTTAGACTTATCTGACGGCGTTTTTTTATTTACACTAGCTACTGACGAAAGGGGGGATTGCCCTATCATGACTATCGCGCAAGGCGATGGCTTAGAGGTAGTTGCCGATACTTTAGATGTAGATGGAGAGGAACTTAGCGGGTGGACAATATCCTTATTTATCCCAAAGACACATGGGCTTAAAAGACGCACCTATTACGGTGATGTACGGCAGGATATAGATGCTGATACAGCTAATATAGTTCTTAAGACAGTAGTTGACATTGTAGCATCCCAAAGCCGTATCCCATCATGAATGTAATAACCCAAGCCCCGCCACTTTATAAGGTCTACGCGATAGGGGAAAACGCATTTAGGTTAGTAGTTACTCAAATAATACTAACTGGTCCACCTGGTGCTCAGGGAGAGCAAGGAGAGCCTGGACCACCCGGAGCTGATGGAGCTGGAGAATGGGGAACTATTACCGGTGATATTACCGACCAGACGGATCTTATAAATTATATAGATACTGCACTCGATGGTGCTGGAGATGTAACCGGCCCAGCCTCATCTACTGATAACGCAGTAGTAAGATTCGACGGTATTACAGGCAAGCTACTAAAAGACAGTCTTGCTATACTTAGCAATACAGGCACGCTGACTATTCCTGAGGCTATTAAGATCGGTACTACACAGACTATTGCTGATGACCGCCTTAAACTTCTGATCAGATCAACTTTTGTACCTAGTACACAGAGCTTTGCTTTGGCAGAGTGGAAAGCAGAGAATGATGATGATGACTTTAACTTTGAAGGTGGTGCTATTGTTAAGCACGATAAAGACTATAATGCTACATACGGGTATGCTAATACATTTCAATTATATTCCTTAGCCGGTAGTGCTGGAACGATAATCGGTAATAATAACTTTGTTGGGGCAACTCTCCCTTATGCGCCTGTATTTTCAGATATACCAAACGGCTTTATCAGGTTTGAGCTCGGCCCAGTGTGGCCGAACAGTGAGAAGATGAGGCTTAATAACCAGGGTGATTTAATTATAGGCTGGAATAACGTAAGAGACTATGATGCTAGCCAGACAGGCACGACAGTGAATGATCCTATCAACACTTTTTTCCCTACAGACGTCGGTAAATATTTTTGTTGGGGTAACTTAGGAACTGGCGGAGGTTATGCTTACGCAGATAAGATCACAGCGTATATAGACGCTAATAATATTACTGTAGAAACTACTCGGACTATCGCTAGTCAGGGTGGCAGGATAGCTGAGCCGTTAGCTATTATTTATAAAGAGGGTAATGCTATTGTGCAGGATTTGGGAACAGATTCTATCAAGTTTTCGACTAACCCAGAGGCGAGCAATTACTTTCAGATTTCCGCTACTAGTGACGCTCTTAAGTTTGAGAAGATAGGATCAATACCAACAGATATATATGCTGACTTCAGGGATTTAGGGTGGATAGAAGCACCGAAAGATGTTTACCTGAATGGTGATGCTACTTTCGCCAAGTTGTGGTTCAGGACAAGTGCTGCTGCGGATATTATGCATCTGAAGGCTAGTACCTCAGCTACAGAGTATACTAACTTAGGGGATACCCCACATTCTTTTATTACTAACTCTATTACTTCTTTTAAGGTATTTGATACTAAGAGCCAATTCTATAAGCCGCTGATGAGTGGAGCTGCAGAGGATGCGCCTTTGGGCTGGTTAGATGTACGTAATGGCGATAAGAATATTACAGCCTATATAGACAACACAAGAGCTACAGGAACAAATTTCGGGCTGCTAGTCGATGTAGCAGGTAGTGGGGCAGGAGAAAATAGGGCAGGTTACTTTACAGCTACTGGAGCAACTACGAATAAGGCGATCATGATTCCTAGCACTTCAGGAGCTGCAGCTGGAGATTTCGCTATTGATAGCCAGACAGCTGCCAAGTCTAATTTCGCCGGACCGTTAAATGTAGCAATGTTAGCTACGTTTGCAACAGTAAAGATAACAGGAGGATCACCTGGAGCTGGCAAGGTACTAACCTCGGATGCTGACGGGGATGCTACATGGGAGACAAATGCAAGTGGTTCCGGTGATGTAGTTGGGCCAGCCTCAGCTACTGATAATTCACTTGCTCTCTTTGATAGTATAACAGGCAAACTACTTAAAGAGGGGGTAGCTACATTAACTTCAACAAGATTTAACGTTATTACTAATGAGATTGCTGCAAGCAAGGATCATACGGGACGTACTGAAATTATTTTCGAAAACTATAATACAGCAGGATCAAGTCACCTGTCTGGTCTTACAGATGGTGCTGCTGCTCTTTCTTTAAGTCTATACGGAACAACACACGCTAATGCTGAACAAGCTGATTTTACCCTGGAAGGCACAGAGGTTGAAATTAACGCTCAGAGTTCTACAGGATTTGCTTATTTACTCTCTGGAGATAGTTCTGGTGGTTATGGAGAAATCGGTGGTGGTGGGCCAACCTGTAATTTTGATATATACGCTAATGGGGCAAGTATAGATATGCTAATGGGCGGTAGCGGATTAACAAATTTTAACCTTACTGCTAGTGTCGGGGATATTAAGATTCAGGCAACTGCCGGAATAGTAGAAATCCACACTGATACAGGGCAGGCAGCGCTCTTTAAGGCAAACCGAACTTTACAATTAGCTGCTTATACTGCAGGACTTCTTGTAAGTGATGCTAGTGGTAATATTACCCTTGATACATCTACCTACTTAACTACTGGTGCAGCTTCAGCAGCATATCAGCCATTAGATTCTGATCTTACTACGTGGGCAGGGATAACACCAGGAACAGGAGTAGGCACTTTCTTAGCTACTCCATCGAGTGCAAATTTATTAGCAGCTATAACAGATGAGACAGGAACAGCAGGATCATTAGTTTTTTCTATTTCTCCTGCCCTAACAGGCTCACCAACAGCACCTACACAGGCGGCTAACGATAATTCTACGAAGATCGCAACAACTGCGTATGTAGATGATCGGTATTCTGATAGTGTGCGGTTGATGCGGACTTTAGGTTCAACTATTATCGCAGAACCGTATGGGGTTACAAGAGGTAGTATGGGTACAAATACCGCATTAACAGATGGGCAGGTTTGGGTAGGTGCTATCGAAGTTCCAACAGCTACTATAACAGGGGTAGTATTTTACTCTTCTACAGCAGGAAATTTCACAGCAGATAATGAGAATGCAGTTGCATTATATAGTTTTTCGGGAAGTACGTTAACGAGGGTAGCTATTTCTGCCAACGACGGCAATAACTGGAAACAGGCAGGAGCATCTATGCGAACAATAGCATTTACAGGAACTTATGCAGCTACAAAAGGTATTTACTATGTGGCTTTGATCTATAATAACTCAGCACAGGTTACAGCGCCTAACATCGGTTCAACAGCTATTGGTAGTGCTAATCATAACGTTGCAGATATAACAGCTAATGTTAAAATGTTTGGGGTACTTAGCAGTACTGCTTTGGCGTCTTCTATTAACATGAGTTCATTATCAGGAAGTGCAGTTAAATTTTACTTAGCATTATATTAAAAATTTATGAAGTATATACTATTAATATTTCTTTTTTTATCATTAAAAGCTCAGGCTGCTACTTTTTACTTTGCTGCTGGAGGTAATGATGCTAACACTGGAACGTCCGCAGGTTCTCCATGGAAAACACTAGCGAAATTTAACTCGATATTTCCTGCCAGGGTAGCTGGTGATATAATCCTCTTTAACAGGGGTGATGTTTTCTACGGCAATATGTACCTGAACAAAGCTGGTGGTGTTGGTAATCCGATAGTAATAGGAGCTTACGGGACAGGCGCTAATCCTATTATCACAGGTTTTCAAACGATAACAGGGTGGCAACTTGTAGGGTCTAATATATGGGAAAGCTCAGTAGCTGTTACAACACTTACTACGGTGAATATGGTCGTTATTAACGGGGTGAATATTCCAATGGGTAGATACCCAAATACCGGATATCTTACCTATACAGCGCCTACACTAACGACCAAGACAGTTTCGGGTCTACCGTCATCTACTACTAACTGGACAGGAGCTACAGCAGTGATGAGGCTACACCACTGGGTGACCGATATGAATACGGTAACTGCCCATTCAGGAACGGTACTAACTCATACTAATACACCTAATCCTACAAGCTATACAGGGATATCAGGTTACGGGCTATTTATCCAGAACGACCCAAGAACATTAGACCAGCCTAATGAGTGGTACTTTAACCCGACGACTAAGAAGTTAAGGATATTTGCTGCATGCGCACCTTCTGACGCCCAGGTAACGACGATAGATACATTAGTCAGGATACCGTCAAACAGGGGTAATATAACAATACAGGATATGAAGTTTACTGGTTCTAATAAGGATCATTTTACGATTATGTCAAGTGCTAATATCACTATCCAGAATTGCCAGTTTGACTTCGCTGGGATGGATGGGATATGGGGAGGTGCTAACGGAGGTTCATCTTCAGCTAACTTTAAATTCCTCAACAATACATTTAACCATACTAATAATAACGCGATTCTACTAAGGGAGGAATTTACCAGCTCGCTTATCCAAAATAATACTTTTGATAATACAGCTATGCAGCCAGGGATGGGTAGAGGTGGGGACGGTCAGATGATGGCTATCAGGGTACAGGCGACAGGGGCTTTAATAGAGAAGAATACAATAGATAGCACAGGATATATACCTATTTTCTTCGCAGGGCTTACCAATACGATCAGGTATAACTTTATCACCTACTTTAATATGACGAAGATGGATGGTGGCGGAATTTATACCTATAACTTCACGAATACAGGAACGAGGGTAACAAAAAACACTATTCTCTATTCACGCCCTTCAGTAGCGGGTACAACTCAGACCTATGGATTATCGCACGCTATTTACTTGGATAATAATTCTGCTGGTGTACAGGTAGACAGTAATTCAGCAGCAGGGTTTGGGTATTCGTGTATGTATCTTAACTCAGGAGCTAAGAATAATAATATTTTCGGTAACACCTTCTACGATGCTGATAATACTATTGTCCTGCAGGCTAATGGCTCAGGAGGATTATTAACTACGAATAATACATTCACTAATAATATCTATGTTGCCAAAGCAATAACACAAAGGATACACAGGACAAATACTACAGGAACAGCAGTAGCTTACTATCCTACGATGGGAACTTTCACTAATAACTGGTATACGAGACCGATAGATGACGCGACCTCTCCTTCGGTAGCTCCTAACGCACCTTTTTTAGTAACAAGTGTTAACAGTAGCGTATTCAATTATTATAGTTTAGCTACCTGGAAAACAGCGACGAGTAATGACGTAGGCTCGTCTAAAGCATTAGCGTTTGTCGCGGCGATAACAGATATAAGATTTGAATATAATGAGACAGCAGTGGCTAAGGTAGTTCTCTTAGGAGCTGATACCTATAAAGACGTTAAGAATGTGACCTATACGACATCAGTAACGATACCGGCTTATAGCTCTAAAGTATTATTGAAACAATGATAAAAAATATTAAATATGCCAGTTAAGATATCGGCGATGACCCCTTATGTGGGTGACCTCACTGGGGCTTATATACCGATTATCGTACCGGTTGAAGAGGATAACCCATGGGTGAATTACAGGATACTAGCTAGTGATTTTGAAGGTGAAGATGGTACAGTTACCAGGTTTGGCTTTTCTGGTGAGGATGATACTGCAGCAGAAGATAGAGTGTTTACAATGCCAGATACTTTTTCTCTCGCTTTATATAACGGTGATTCTACTTTTGCTGCTCCGGTAAGGTATCTGTTTATGACAAATGCAGCGACAAGTATAGGCTCGGCAACAGACGCTAATAATAGAACTGATATAAATGCATACGCAGATTTTGCTGAGATGATAGTTGCGGTATCAGGAGTAACAGTTTCGCAGGTATTAGTTTCTGATACTCAGATATCAATAAATAATACTTCTGGTAATGTGCTAATACCTAATCTTGTTGCAGCTACAACAGGCAGTATAGTCTACTACGATAGTATAACTGGTGCTCTTACATACGGTGCAGGCGGTGGGGGAACCATGGAATTAGAAAATGGGTTATATAGTCCGCCATATACAAATATTGGAAGGCTAGGTGGTTTTCTAATAGAAGCTACTCTTATAGATACAGATACATTTTATCTTTCTCTCTTTGGAACTATTAACGATGGGTATGGAGTGCTAAGAGTCGCAAATACAGGTTCTGGAGGGGCAATTACTGCTACTTCCATAGATAGCCCAGCAGGGCAATTTTATGTAACTGGAAATGCTACAGCTCTTCAAGGAGTTTCTACGACTGGTAACGCTGTTCAGGGAAGTGCTAGTGACGGTGGCCGTGGTGGCCAATTTGATACTTCTGGCACTGGAACTAATGACCGTGCAACTGTAGTTCTTATTACAAGAAGTACAAGCGATACTCCAGATGTTGGATTTGCTGCTAGCGTAGATGTGTCTTTAACAAGAGCATCTGGTGGAGGTATTACAGCAAGTAGAATAGCTACTGCATGGGCTGATCCATTACTAGTAAGTTTTACATCTAACTTTGAGTTTTGGACTAGTAGAGAGACGAATATGACCAAGCAGCTGACGCTTAATGGTACTGGTCAGCTTACTGCACATACATACGGCTCAGGTACTTTTACTGGGACACCGACTTTTGCACTAGCCGTGGATGCTTCTGGGAATGTTATCGAAGTAGATTTAGACGACTTAGGTGGTGGAGCTTCAACAAGGTTTGGGTTTGCTACTGAAGACGATACTGCTGCTGAAAATAGAACTTTTGCACTATCTACTTTTACATTTAATATTAATACAGGGGTTACTGATGAAGAAATAGAATTTCAAAAGGCAGCTTTCAAAGTACAAACTACTGATACTGGTGATATATCTAAAATTGCTACTTTCAGAGTTGGTGATATAGATTATTTCGGTACTAAGGGCGCTGTTAAAATGAGTACCACCGATGGGGTTTATGCTTTTCATGGTGATGAAACCTTTGCTGATCCAGTTAGATATTTTTGGTTATCAGGTATAACGGCGGCTATGGGAGCTGTATTAGATGCAGGTACTAGCGATCGTGCAGACTTAAGTATAACAGATAACGCCATTGATTTAGTAGTACAGGTTGCGGGTGTGCCAACTCAGATAAAAGCAGAGGATGATAATATAGTTTTGGCGGCTACAGGTGGGGTTGGTATTACAGTAGGAACATTACATATTATAGACACCTTTACCCCAGCTAATTCAACTGATGCAGCAAAGCCATTAGGTTCACTTACTATGGATAATAACTTTTTGTGGTATAGAAAAATATCCGGAACGTGGGTAAAGGTAGCATGGGCAGCATTCTAATTTTTAATTATAATATATGACTGAAGAACAAAAAAAAGTGCAACTAAACGAACTAAAAGTACAGGCGTATGACGCTCTTGCTAACGCACAATTCTGGCAGCAGAAATCTAGCCAGCTAAACGAGGAAATAAAAAAACTGATGATGACAAAACCTGAGGACGTATAAAGATGCCCATCGACTCAATAAGCGGACCGTTTTGCGAAGACCTCTCTATCGAGTACATCGCACACGAAACAGACACACTAGCTGTTCCAAATCCGCTTATTGTAGAAGATGACAGTGATGACTTTATAGTACCTGAGAACTACGGAACAGGATTATATGGGACAGAATGTATAGAAGGTCAGGAAATATGTTGCGTAGAGCCGACAGTAATTCATTTTACTAATCAGCTATTCAGCGATATAACCTATACACCAAGTCTTTATCTGCAGCATGGTAATTCTCCGACAGTGTGGGTGTATTATTACTTAGGATTAGAAGGTTTTCAGATTCTGGGAGCGTTGAGCAGGATTAGTATTTACGGGCAGCCGGTGCCGACAAGGATTTATGTAGACCATGGAGGGCTAGCAACAGGAATAATTAAAATTGTATAACCCTATAAATTTAACCCCTATGCCGATTGTTAAAAAACTACCCGAACAACCAAAGCCAAAATTTACTTTTGACCAGATAATGATCATCGTTATCTGTATTGTAGTAGCGTTAACGCTAGCAATATTTTTGCCTATGATCTTAACGCCAATATTAAAATTCACAAAATGGTAGAGATAGCTCTTATAGGAAAGGCATTTATTATAGCGATGACGGTATTATCTATATGGTATACGATGCAAGAAGGTGAGATTTTCGGCTTTGTTACTAAGTATGGAGATAAGTATATACCGGAGTACTTACAGCCGCCATTATACTCCTGTAACGTCTGTATGACATTCTGGTGGGGTAGTGCTATATACTGGCTATTCTGGGGGCAGCATTGGCAGGAGTGGTTAATAACAGTTATTGTCGCGATGGGGATAAACGCAACTATTAATAAACTAGAACCGGATAAATGAGTAAAGAAGAAATAGAAAAATTATTTATAAAATTGGTTGACGAGCACAGTAGAGCTGGCTTTACTCGGATATATCCTAGTAAGGATTGGCAGAAGGCTTTTGACTTTTATAATTATGGGCATCCGGATGAACGTGATTTACATCAAGGTTGCCGCCCATGTTATAGAAAAGTATTATGGTATATGAAAAGTTTTATTAACGAATCTGAACCAGCAGAATGACAAAGTTATTAGAGATGGAGCTTTTATACTCTCGGATAGTAAGGTCTACTAAACAACCGACTTCTGATTGGATAAAAGCATTTCATTTTTATAACCAAAGAAGCGGCCCGAGATTATCTCTTACTGATCCTGACGCTTATGTTATAGTAATAGACTTTATGAAACATTATCTAAACGCAGTAAATACAGAAAAAAATGTCGACCTCGGTTAGTTTTGAGATACAGTGGGACATGGTCCGAGAGAAGCTGAAGGAGGTGCTTTCTAAAGGAGGGCTAGGGATATTGTGGGAAGATTATTGCAAGAATAATGACGTGCCTGAGCATATAGAAAAAGGATTTTTTGAATACCTGAGAAGTATACCAGATACTTGGTTCGATGCTGATTGGGAAAAAAATAAATCATGACAGTAGCTGAAATATTACTCTTATATGGATTTAGATACAGTGGACGGTGTACCTGCATGGGGCCGAAAACGGATAAATATAAGAAGGGGACGTATGTAGTATATTGGAGTAAAAGAGAGAAGAAAGTACGATTAAAAAACCACGGCAAAGCGATAACAGTAGCGATGCCAGAAACAGAGTTAGAAGATGCAATTAAAAAGTTTATTCCAGCGGAAGTTACGAACGCGCTTAATTAACAACAAGTACCGCGAAGTTGAGGCGTTCAGGTTAGGAGGTAAGCCGTACTTTATGTTTGATAGCCAGTTTGAAGTACCTACAGGCAGGCAGATGGCAGCACTAGCTGTCTATGAGGAAATGAATATGAGATGTACAAGGGAATACCTGGAGCTGCATACGAGAGCGATGGATAAAATTCTTGATCTTAAAAAACTAAGTATTAAAGAGTGTACCTATATCGCACAGTTAAATAGTAATCTTAAGGAACGGTTGGAACTTATGCCCTTACCTGACTTTATTTATAAGCTAGCGAGTGTAGTATTTTTTGACGATAGCGAGAGTAGATTTAATTACGATTTTGAGTACGCAGAAAAGAAGATTAAAATATGGAAAGAGGCTGGAGGTACTCTCGATTTTTTTTTGAAGACGCCGTTAAAAAACTTGATTCCGTCTTTGACTATGCCAGAGGAAAATTCACAAATATATTTTCAGGTGGCAAAGGAGATAGACAAAATACACCACAAGGTTCTTACAGATATATTGTCGGTAAAGGAGTAGAGGAAAGGGAGCAGCAGATATACCTGTTAGCAGAGAATGATCCGGTTAAAGTGCAAGAGTATTTAAAAATCCCACTGATTGAGTATTACCGGATGCTCGATAATAAACTTGAACAAATGAAACGCCTAAAAGAAAATAATGCCGCTTACAACCGAACAGGTATTCATTGAGTTCATCGCTGACCCCTCCCAGCTAGAATCTACACTATCTGTGCTGGAGAAATCCGGCAACATAGATAAGAAGTTAGCAGAATCTTTTAAGGCTACTAATACACAGCTGAACGCTCAGGCTACTGCGTTAAAGAATGTTAATAATAACCTATCCCCTGTTAAGAAATCGCTTGAAGGGCTAGCGGTAGCTAGTAAGCAGGTTAGTAGTAAGTTCGTTCAGGATTTTGAGCAGGGAATTATAGCGGAACTAAAGAAATCGGGAGTAGGTATTGATCAGTTTAAAGCTAAATTAGATAGCCTGAAGGGCAATACCGCATTTCAGAATCTTCAGGCAGAGCTTGTTAAAACCGCTACCCGTATTGCCCAGACGATGCAGAAGCTGGAGGCAATGAAGAGTAGTGGGGCTGGCGTAGGAGCTTTCAAGCAGTTAGAGAAGCAGTTAATAGAAGATCAAAAGCTAATTAAGCAGATAGAGATAGATATACGAAATGTATTAGAAGTTGAATCAACAGAAGATCCACTCAGACAGGTAGGTGAAGGTAGTGAGAGAGCCAGTAAGAAAATATTATCAGTAAAGGCCGAGTTACGAGGATTAAGAGAAGAAATACAGCGGGCGATAGCGAACGGAACTAATTTCGGTAAAGAGTTTGACGAACTTACAGAAAAGGCTGGAGCATTAGAAGATGCGATGAAGGATGCCGCTGATACTATTAAAACTGTCGGTAGTGATACTCGTACTCTTGAGGGGCTTGTAGGTGTAGCACAGGGTGTAACCGGAGCATTTGCTATTGCCCAGGGTACAGCTGCTTTATTCGGAGACGAGAGTGAGGAATTACAGAAAACCTTATTAAAGGTAAACGCTGCGATGGCTATCCTACAGGGGTTGCAATCAATACAAAACTTACTACAGAAAGAATCTGCTGCTGCTATTTTAGTACAGACTACACTACGGAAAATAGAAAATGCCCAGATAGTTCTTACTAACGCATTAGAATCTAAAAGTATTATCGTTAGATATGCGGCAGCTGCAGCACAAAGAGTATTAAACGCTGTTATGGCTGCTAATCCTATTGGTATTGTAGCTGTCGCACTTGCGGGGTTAATTACTTTACTAAATACATACGGAGCTAGCGCAGCAAAGGCAGCACAGCAAACCTCTATCTTAACTGCTGCATTAAAAGAAGGTCAGGAGGGTGCTCAAGCTAGGTTAGATGATGAGGCACAGCGTAATAAAAACGCTATTGAAGATTTAAAAAATAAGGGAGCTGTACAGTCTGAAATAGATAAGCAGGAACTGGAAAGCCTTAAACAACAACAAACATTAGAGGAAGAAAATATTAATAGGCTTACTCTTATAAAATCTCAAACTACAAAAGCTGATAAAGATCAGAGAAAACAGTTGGATGATCAATTGCGTCAGCTTGAAGAAAGTAGGAGCAAGAGGTCGTCAGAGATAATAAATAAAGAGTTTGCACTTAGGAAAACACTAAATAAAGAGGAAGTTGCTGCACGTGTTTCTACTATCGAAAACTCACTTTTAGTAGCAAAAGAAGGTAGTGAGAAGCAACTCAATTTGCAAAAATCTTTAATCGCTGCCCGTGCTCAGCAGGAAGCGGCTGCTGATGGGTTACTGGAAGAACAGCGTAGGACAATTCTTATTAATGCTCAGAAGGAACAGGAGCAACTACAAGCAGATTTTAATAGGAGGAAATTAGAAGCACAAGCAGCTAATATTGAAAATCAATTAGTGAATGTTAAGGAAGGATCACGCGAAGAGCTACGTTTAAAACAAGAGTTAATTGATAAGCAGATTGCAATCGATTTGACTAATACTAAACTAACCGAACAGGAAAAACTAAATATAAAAGAAAAGGGGCTGCAGGATCAGCTTAAACTTACTAAAGAGTATTCTTTATTATTTACTAAGGCAGAATTTGAGGCAGAGATAGATAAAAATAATGCTGAGCTGGCTTTACGCCAAACTTCCGAGGATCAAAAATTACAGCTGCAGATAGATAATATAAACTACGCAGCAGGAATAGAGATAGCAGCTGCAGAGGGTAACGCAGAGAAGATAGATGCGATATGGGCGAAGTCTGAAGAGGATATTTTGAATCTTAAGATAAACCGGATTCGGGAAGTTGCAGAGCTTGAAATTGCTAACGCAGCAGCTGATAATGGAGTACTAAGCCGAAGACTTCAGAAAATAGCTGCTAACGAAAGAGAGAGTATAGATATTCGTGCGGCTGCTATACATGAATTAGCAGAGATGGATATTGCGGCAATAGATACCCGTATAGGTGCGCTTGATGATATTAAAGATGTGGCAGGTCAGTTAAATGAAAAAGAACTAGCTGAGTATAAAAAATTACAGGATGATAAGAAAGCAGTAACAGAAAAAGCATTACAAGACGAAAAAGATTTACGTGGGCAACATATAAAAGAGATTATTGAGTTTGCTGCACAGCAGCTACAGGCAATAGGTGGAATTATAGGTGGTCTTAATGATATTGCTAACGAACAGGATCAGCAGCGTATAGCTGGTATGAGGGAAGCATTAAAACAGGCTCAGGAAAGTGGAAGTATTACTGAAAAAGAGGCTATCGCAAGAGCAAAGAAGATAGATGCAGAGGAAAGGAAAATTAAAAAGCAGGCAGCAGAGAGAGATAAGCAGCTTGCTTTATTTAACGCAGTTATCAGTACGGCCGCCGGTATCGCTAAAGCCATTCCTAACCCAGTCTTAATTGCCTTTGCTGCTGCTATTGGAGCTGCACAGATTGCGTTAATAGCTGCCCGCCCAATACCGAAGTTTTATAGAGGTAAAAAGAAGGGAGATAATTACGAAGGTTTTGCTAGTGTAGGAGAGTTTGCACCTGAGCTTATAGAGCGTAATGGTAAGATGATGCTTACTAACAAGCCAACGATAACGTGGGTAGGTAAGAAAGATATTGTCTATAATCCTCAAGAAACTGCAGCTATGCTTGGCAAGAACGGGCATAGAGTAAATAAGGAGTTAATGATGATAAAAGATAAAGGTGGCAAGTTTGTCTTCGACTATAAAAAACTCGGTAAAGAGATAAGTAAGAATAGCAAAGATGTAACGATTAATGTGGATGCTGACGGAATACATACCCAGGAGGGAATGAATAAGATAAATTATTTTAATAGCAGATATACTTTTAAATGATCGAGTGGCGCTTTTATATTGATAATGTCGAGTTCGACCAGCCAGAGTCGTTTACGGATCTTATTCTCGGGCTTAAGAGAGATGACCAGTACCACGGTGTTTTCTTCGAGGCTAGCGTAGGAAGTTTGTCACTATCTGGGCTGGCTGGAGCTTATCTGATGGAGAAAGATGACGCGCTAGGTTTGCAGGCAGTAGTAACTTTCAGGGCAGATATACGCTGTGATGAAGAGGAAGAATTCAGCACACTTATCTCAGGGAAATTCGATATGGCTAAGCTAGAAAGACAATGTGGTGCTAACTGTAAGGTGAATATCCCGATAGAGCAGAGTAACTGTACGATGTTATTTAGAAACCGTTTCGATCAGAAGGTGGATATGGATAGTCTACTTGCGTTCGACAAGGTAACTGTATTAGAGGATTACGCTAGCGCTGGGATAACTGTTAATATGCCGAGTAAAGCTATCCAGGTCGGTGCTAAAGGATTTGTTAGTTTAGAAAGTGATTCGATAATATATGCTGATAATATAATAGAAAGTTTTCAGGTTTATACGCGCCCGACTTATTCCAGAAAAGTTGATGAGTCTATTGTTACTTCAAACTTAGAGCCGTCTGTGTATATAGGCTCGAGTAATGTTAATAATGCTCAAGCTCTAGTAACTCCTATAATCTTACTGGAAGAAACTATTGATTGTTTTAATGGAAATTTTACTTATCGTTTTCGGTTTAAAGGGCATTTTTATATTGATAATCCATCAGGTAGCGCGTGGATACGTATTGTAAAAGGTACAATATTAGAAGGCGAGGAAAATCCATTAGGGTATTTGCCTGGTTCGCCAACAAACGGATTAACTGAATTAGCAACCCATGAATTTCCTTATGTAAGTCAGGGAGGATTAGAGGGGGAAACATTAGATGAAGAGTTTGATGTTACATTAGAGGGTATTACTACATTAGAAATGGGCGAAGGTATCTGGGCGTATTTTTATACTTATCAATTTCAGTTAGGAGCTAATTCAAATAATGTCTTATTCTACCCAGAGACAGAAGTGTTTATTGAAGCTAACCGGCAATGCCCAGAGACAGATGCTAAAATCTACTTAGTTCACGAGGCACTCTCCAGGGTGGTAGAAGCTGTTACAGAAGGTTGTCTAAAAGTTAGAAGTGAATACTACGGGCGCACAGATAGCCAGCCCTATGCGTATGCTACAGACGGCTGTGGTGGTTTACGCGCATTCGATAGTGGGTTACAACTCAGGAACGCAGTAGATGCTAAAATGTTCGCCAGTCCTAAAGACTTATTTGATGGTCTTAATGCTATTGATAATATCGGATTTGGTATAGAGCCTAACCCTGATCTGCCAGGTTTTGACCAGCTAAGGGTTGAAGATGTCAAGTACTTCTATCGTGAAGAACAGATTTTGGAACTACCCATGGCACCAAACGGGTTAGTAAAGAATATTATTGAAGATTTTTATAGTAGAATAAGGGTAGGATATGAGAAGTGGGAAGTAGAGCAGGTTAAAGGCTTAGACGAAGTAAATTCTAATAGAGAGTACCGTACTTCTCTTAATAACGTAAGGAACGAGCTGAATATTATGAGCAAGCTGATCGCTGGTAGCTACGCGGCCGAAATAACCCGTCAGCAGAGCTTCGCAGCTACTGGCGGAGCTGATACATCTTACGATAATGAAATATTTATTTTCTGTTTAGTTCGTAATACCTATCAATTCGATATAGAGCAGGGTGGTATTACTGGAGCTACGGATCTATACAGTCCGACAACGATTTATAACTGGCGGATAAGACCTTATTACAACCTGATGCGGTGGTTTAAGACTATCACTGCAGGGTATGCCCACGTTGGAGATACAGAAAAGAAATTATTTTTTACCAGCGGTACTGGCAATTTCAGGGCAGCAGGGGAGCTTACAGACCCAACTTGTAAGTTAGAGAACGGAGTAAAGGCAGAAAATAGCGATTTAGGTAAGAATGATTTCGTCGGCCCAGAGTACCAGCCTTTGTGGAGACCAAAGACAGTTTCTTTTAAATACCCGATAAGTGTAGCACAGTATAAAGCGTTAAAACTAAATCCGTACGGGTATGTAAAAGTACAGTGTGGAACCTTTGAGTGGATAAAAGGATATATAGATACCGTTCAGTATAGCCCTGACAAGGGGGAAGCAGACTTTAATTTAAAAATTAAGTGGCAACAATAAAATGGCAACAATAATAGCACCATCAGGATCATTTGTGCAATTCGCAACTCAGGATGTAGAGCACTGTATTTTCGGGACAGTACGGGCTACCTTACCAGTCTATCAGGATGATGATGTGGCGTTCCAGTTTGTGATACAGGGTACTGAGGAGGAAATTGACGAGCTGGCTGAGTTTGGTAATACCGGGATAACTGTTGGGCTAGTAGATACTAGCGAGGATGAACTAACTGAGGAAGTAATATTGGAGTTCATAGAGCAGGTAGAAAGATTCAGGATAAGCGATACCGATTTGTTATGTAACTGGACACATGGTTTTCCAGGATTCATGGATGTAGTTACTATTGGGCAGTGCTTTAAAGTTGTTATTCTTCTTAACGCGCTCGGTGAAGATTTTTCATATAGTTCTAATAGGTTCGAAAGAGTTGGTGATGGGTGCTTTACTACTGTTATCGAATACGGTAGTAATGATAACGCCTTTGGGTTTAACTACTGTTATAGCTCTCCTGATTCAGTTCCTGGTGGAGGAACAGGAGGGGAGCCACCAAACCCACCACCTACAGGTGCTAACTGTACACCATCAAGAATAACATTTAGTAATATGTCGTCTTTAGTCCTTCCTTATACACAGGGAATGACAGATATGTACGGGGATACACCTACAGTACAGGTATGGATTTACGATACAGGTGGGGAGTTGGTCAGGAGTGAGGTAGAAGTGAAAATGGACGCCTTCCCACCGACTAGCTTGTCTTTTGATTTCGGTGGTAACGCCAGTGGGGTAATATTTATAAAATAATTTAAAATGCCTTTTTTAAACCGTATACGACTTCGAACCTACTTAAGCAAACCGCAGTTTCCTTCTGAGAGTAACATATTCAAGCTGGCAGACGGTAGCAGAAAGGTGCAGAGTATTGTGATCAGTAAAGTTTATACTGGTGAAACTGATCTATACCCTGAGTGGATCCACCAGCGGCTAAAGATAGCCTTAAGCCATGATACGGTAAACTTCGAAGGTGATAAGTACTTCGGCGGTGCAAGTACAGAAGGTGATTATGATATTGACTGGTCAGAGTTTCTTGATTATCCATACGCTAAGGCAGGTTATAAGATGGCTGTTACTCCTTTTGCGGCTACTAATAGTAACTGTCAAACCTGTGAAGAGGCTAGTCAGCTAGCGTTAGTTGACGATACTTTTCCTGACCAGATAGAGCAGAGTACAGAATATACGATCGACTTATTCGCTAATGATACGATTAACTGTACACCTATAGAAGTTGAAATTACCTACGCCAACGCGGTATTTATAGATACTGCCGAAATAGATGTTCTTACTGGTATTTTAACGATCATGACTAAGCCGTTATTTTTCCAGCGTAATAGTGTGAAGTTAATAACCTACCGAGTTACTTGTACTAGCTCTGGAGCCTATGACGAAGCAGATGTATTCGGAAATCTGGAAGGTAGCGAGGCTGCTTGTCTAGAGCCAACAGCATTAGTACTTTCAGCCGTTGATTATAACGTGGTAAGTGTAAGCTGGACAGCACCAACACCAGCACCTGCTAACGGTTATGAGTGGAAGATAGCAACAGAAGTTGACCCAGCTACGATTGTAGATAGCGGGACAGTTCTGACTCTTACAGCTGGAACAGATACTATTTTAGACCCAGCGACAGGATATATATTCAGTGTACGTAGCTTCTGTGATACTGATGATTATAGCGAGTGGGTAGATATTCACGTGGATACGCTGGCGCTGGATGAAGATTGTGGCAGGTATACAATAGAGTACTTAGGAACTACAGGTCGGCGTGATGTTAGCTATATAGCCTGTAATAATCAGGTAAAGACAACAAGCCTATTCCCATTCCGCCCGAGGACTATCTGTGCATTACAAAATTCACCTGGCAGCCCAGTAAGTATTATTGGTGCTGACCAAATAACTTATGACAGCCCATGTTAGAAAGAGGAAAAAAATATTGTGTGTATTTCCACAAGTTTGCTGATACAGGAAAGGTTTTTTATGTAGGTATGGGTACTATAAGGCGCCCTTTTGAAAAAAACAAAAGATCAACTCTTTGGAAAGACTACATAAATAAGTATGCATATTTAGTAGAAATTATACACAAAGATTTGTTTTGGGATGAGGCTTGTTTGTTAGAAGTTGAATATATTAAAGAATTTGGGCGTAGAGATCAGGGTTTGGGAGGGCTAATAAATTTAACTAATGGAGGTGATGGCGTTATTGGATATGCTGGTTATTGGAAAGGCAAAAAGAGGCCGGAAGTTAAAAGTTGGCTCAAAGGAGTATATAGGCATGACTACAAAACGAACCCAATGTCTCAGTATATAAAAGATAAAATAGCAGCTTCTAATAAAGGTCGAAAGTTCTCTATAGAGACATTAGAAAAATTTAAAAATAGAGTACCATGGAATAAAGGAAAGACAGGTTTTGTTTCTCCTAAAAAAGGCAAGAAAACAGGCAAACCGATTCACCCAAACACAAAAGCTGCTTTAATTAAATCTCTTACTGGTAGAAAAATGTCTGATAGGCACAAGGAAATAATGAGTGGCGTACACAAGGGTAAAGTAGTTTCTATTGAAACAAGGCTTAAAATTTCAAATTCTGTAAAAGAAAAATGGAAGAAAACAAAACAAATAGAGAACGTGGGATTTTGATGGTAGCAACCTCACATGCGTATTATGGTCGGCTGGCCTATAATTTAGCGAGTACGATAAAAGGCGTAGAGGATTTTCCTATTGCTATCGTGAGAGATGATAAGAGTTTAACCCACCTAAGTATTGCTCAGCGGTCTGTCTTCGATATAGAGATTCCGCTGCCAGAGAAAGCAAGCGGAGGGTTTACACCTAAACTTTATATTAACGAGCTTTCGCCTTTTAAGCAAACTTTATATTTAGACGTGGATATGTTGTGGCTACCATTTCGCACTCCTACACAATTATTCGATGAGCTGAAAGACTGTGACTATACTGGTATAACAGAAGGGTGGTACGATATAACAACTGATAACCATACTAACGAGCGTAAAGATTATTATTTCTGGGCAGACCTTAAAGAGATACTAACGACTTATAACCTTACTGAAGGGATCATGTACCAGTGGCGCAGTGAGGTTATTTACTTTAATAAAACTGAACAAATAAATAAGTTCTTTAAAGACTGCCAAAAGATTCACGCAAACCCTAACCTTAAGACAATAAGGAAGTTTGGGGCGCATGTGCCGGATGAGCTAAGTATAAATATCAGTAGCGCGATAAATGAGATAGACCCACACAGGGTAAAGTGGACACCGGCATACTGGCACAAACTGCACCAGGATAGAGTGCCGCAGATAGGAGAATTACAGCAATGGTATTTACTGAGTTTCGGTAGCAATCACTCTTTACCGAGTGTAAAGAGGTTATACGATAAGGTTACGAGTATATCACTTAAAAAACAAGGCCGGCAGCACGTTTTTGGGTTGCACAGCAAAAAAGAATTTATGTCCGTAGAACGAAATAAAATATAACAATGCCAAAGCTAATTTTCACTGATGCTGAACTTAAGGGGTACTTTAAAGATGGGGTACGACACCACTTCTATAAAAAGATGGTTGAGCATGCAGACGCGATGAAG